ATGCTTTCTATAACTCATCTAATAATCCAACATATATCAGCAACGACGAGGCATCGTATTATAATCAAGTCAATGGTACTCATGCTTTTTATACTGCTGGTGCATCCACTGGCACGATAACGTGGGGCCCCGCGAAGCTGACGATTGCGAACACAGGCGCGACTACAATAGCGGCGGCAGAGGCAAATGCAGGCCTTCTAACGTTATGCGCGGATGAATGTGATGATGATGCTGATGAGTGGCGCTTTGCTGCAAATGTCGGCGGGACGATGGAGATTCAGACTTATGCAACAGGCTCTCACGTCTCGATGGCGACCTTCACACCTGGTACTACGAATCGAATAGCTGTAACTGGTCTCATCTCTTCCTCCGAAGATCCTGTTGCGGATCAGGACCTGACTACAAGAATCTGGGTCTTGGATCAGATGGCAGCGGCGGGGGCGGGAACGGTAACGAGTGTGGCGAGTGGCGCGGGACTGACGGGTGGGCCGATTACTACCACTGGAACGCTGGCGCTGACTGGGAATGCGCTGGCTCTTCATAATCTCGCGGTGACGGATGGGAATATTGCGGTTGGGAATGGCGCTACGTGGGTGGCGGAGAGTGGAGCGACGGCCCTAACGAGTCTTGGCGCTCAACCGGTTGACGCTGGCTTGACAGACATTTCAGGCTTGGCGGTCACAGATGGTAATGTGATCGTAGGAGATGGTGCTAACTGGGTGGCAGAGAGTGGAGCGACAGCGCGCACTTCCTTGGGGGCGCAGCAGCAAGATGCGGAGTTAGATAATATTGCGGCGATGACTCCGACGTTGAATACCTTTATCGCTGGCGATGGTAATGACTTCGTCAGTCTCTCTGCAGCTGACTCTCGCGCGGCAATGAGTGCGCAGGTAGCGGGAGCGAGCTTAGATACTTTGATCTCTGCCGGCTTTAGCGGGACTGGGGAGTTTGCGCGGGTGGCAGTGACAGCTGGAGCTGTTCCTTATGGAGATGGAAGTGCCCTTGCCGTAACGTCTGGTGGTGCGACTTCAGGGTATGTTCTTACGACGAACGGAGCAGGGACAGCCCCGACTTGGGAAGCGTCCGCGTTAGGTCTTGGAACAATGTCTACGCAAGATGCTGACGCCGTGGCGATAACAGGGGGAACAGTTGTTGGGCTTACGCATCTATATATTGCTTCCGCTGGGCCGACGCTGACGACGGAGTTGTCCGTAACTGGGGATGTTTCTCTGGAGACAACGACTCCGCAGTTTAATTTATACGAGGTTGGTGCTCCTGCGAATGAGCTTTGGTGGCAGCTAAGTGCAGATGCTGGGCAGCTTGACTGGTTTGCCGTTAATACAGCGGGAACAGCAACGGACACTTTCATGACTGTTCCTCGAACCGGTGCGGTTGTTGCGAAGATGGAGTTTCCTTCCTCTTATCACTTCTTCGGCGGGAGAGATGGAGGGACGCTGGATGAGGCGGTGGTGTCGAGAGACGCGATTGGGATAGATAGCAACGATCCTAGACTTAAGTTATATGACGCAGACGGAGACGCTGATGAGAAGCTATGGACAGTTGGAAGTGCGAAAGATAGATTTAAGATAACCGCTTGGGAGGATGATGCGGCGGACTCCACAAGTGCTTTGGTGATAACAAGGAGTGGGACAGAGCCAGCTTTGGCTGCTTTCAATACAAAGGTGTTTGTAAACACGACGGATGTATCCGTCTCTGCTTTTGTGGATAATCCAGAGCTTACTGTCTTTGGTGACTTCTTGACTCGGTCCTCTGCTCCTATCGTGCAGCTTTATGAGACGGATGAAGTGTCGAATGAAAAGAATTGGAAGCTACAAGCGGCAGGAAGTAACCTGGTTATTGCTGCTGGGGACGATACAGGAAGTTCTTGGAACTCCTTTCTGACTTTTAGGAGAACAGGGGAGACGCCCGTTTCGATCTCGACGCCGATTGGTCTTCCGGTAGGCATGGGGACGAGCGGACCGCAAGCAGATCTTCATTTATATAATAACGTCAATGATCAGAAGATCTTAGTACAAACGGCTCAGGATAGTCTTGCACAGCTTCATTTAGCGAACAGCGGTGGTTATGGTATCGTTGCTTTGACTGGGCAAGATGATGATTTAGTTGACGGTTCAACAGGCAACAGTTTGGTGTTTGAAGCATCTGGTTCGGATATTATTGAGTTTGCTAATCAAGACACTGTGCAGATTAGAATAAAAGCGGGCGGGAACTTTTATGTAAAAAAAGGAAAGATTCAAGGATCAACGGGAGCGTATGATATAGTTGGTTATGGTGGCTTGGGCGCAACCACTGTAAATACTATAGAAGGCACAGGCGCGAACGTAGTTGAGCGATCTGTCTATAGTGATAATATCGCGGACGAGCAGGGATTAGCTATTGACGCTATTCTTGCTGGTACTGGAAATACTGTTGTGGGTAGTATGGTTTGGAAAGCGCAGGGGGCAGCGGAGAACGGTGCGAATTTTGAGCTGTCTGTCTCGTCGGCGGGAGTAGCTAAGACTCATCGGTTTGCTGGTGGGGGAAGTGTAGCTATCGGTGGAACAACTACAAATGCACACGACTTCCGCATTAATAATGGGGCTAGCTACTCTGAGATTGATGCGGGCGAAGCTACCTTCTCGGTTAGCTCAGCGAGAGCGCTTAAGAAAAATTTGAAGCTTTTTCGAGGGCAGCGCCGTATTGATGTATGGAAAGCATTTCAACGCTTTGATATTTATAATTATCAGTGGCGAAGTCCTGAGAATAAGGAAGACATCAAAGTCGGCCCGATGGCGGATGAATTCGTCCAAGTGTCGGAAGTTCTCAGGCCAGGAGAAGCGGAGCGGGAAACATTTAGCGGCCATGATATGATGATGGCGCAGGCAATAATCATCCAGGACTTGATGAAGAAAGTTGAGGCGCTAGAAGCGAAGACGCAGAGGAATGAAGCAAGGATCTCGTATCTCGAAGGGAGAAGGTAATGGAATTTCTACAAGGGATTTGGGCCTGGTATGCGGAAGCACCGTATACGCACGGACTCTTGACGTTCACCGTCTTGAACATCGTTGTGCAGAAGACACCGTGGAAGGGTGATGACGATGCGCTGAAGATGGCGAAGGACATCTTCCTGGCAATCCTGGGAAAGAAATCGTGACATGGCGTCTCCTCAAGAACTTCAGGCGGCGGCAGAGCTAGCATCGAGTGTTAAGGTTATTGGCGCTGCCGTTGGAGGAACGGGTGTTCTCTCTTCGCTGGGCACGCTGTTGACGGCTAAGTATGTCTTCGGCTTCTCTCGGGGTGAAGGGAACGAGTGCCAGGCTTCAGCGGCTCTTACGCCTCTCGTTGGGAAGATTGATGAAATGGTCTCACATCAGAAGACAGCTAATAAACTTCTTGAATTGCTGGTGCAGAAGGAGATGCAAGGTGGCTAGTTTCAGTCGGGCTTCGCAGCTCAATCTCGCGACGTGCCATGAAGATATCCAGATGGTCCTTCATGCCGCGATTATGATAGTGGACTTCTCGGTCCTCTGTGGGCATCGCGGGGAAGGCGCGCAGAATGAAGCTTTCCTGACTGGCCAGAGTGAGCTCAGCTGGCCGAACGGAAAGCATAATACGCTGCCAAGCAAGGCAGTGGATATTGCTCCTTATCCGATCAAATGGGAAGACACGCATCGGTTTGCATTCGTTGCTGGGATCATTATGGAGCTTGCGAGGGTTAGGGGAATTAAGCTGCGCTGGGGCGGAGACTGGGATGGAGATACTGAGACCATAGATCAGAGCCTGGCTGATTTTGGGCATTTCGAGTTGATTGATTGACAACTCTGTTCATATTATGAACAAAGGTGACAAGAATGCTAGCAGCAAAGTTTAACATCCTCGCGGAGCAGGGCGCAAAGCTTAATCTGACTTTTGTTTGGAAAGATAAAGATGGCGTCGTTGTAGACCTTACGACTTACGACATGAGGATGAATATCTCTCCTGCTTATGGTACTGCTCAGGTTAAGTACGGAACTTGGGTAGCTTCAACGACGACGCAGGCTGGAGATATTAAGATTGGACCTAGTGACATTGGAACGCCTGACGGAAGTGATGGAAAAGTAGTTATCTCAATAGCTGCTTCGGTTCTCTCCACTTGGACTTACAACGACTATGTTTATATTGTGGAGTTGACGGCGGCCGATGGCATTACTGTATCTCGTTTAGCTCAGGGTTTGTTCAGTGTCTCGAAGGAGATTCCGAACTCATGACGAGAAGAAGGGCGGTTCTTCTATCTGACGGGACAGTGGAAATCAAGGATATTGGGGATGATATCTGGACGGTGCGAGACCGACCGGAGACTCTGAAGAGTCCTTGGGAAACGGCGTTTAGGCAGAGCGACGAAGATGATAGTATGAAAAGGAGAATAATCTACGATGGCTGAAAAGTGCAGCGAGAGAAGGACGAAGTTGGCGACGGCCCAGAAGCTGTTGAATGAGCTGATTCAGTTGAACGAAACAGCTTCGAGAACTGAGACTCAGATGATTGCAGCAGGCGTTACAGCTGCTGCCGATATTGAAGGGACTCAGGACTTAATGCTCCCAGGCGGCGGTCCCCCGACAGATGGAGCCGCTGCCTTTGGTGAGGCGGACGGAGAGACAATAACAGGACGGCTTTATAATCTCCTAAACGATGCCGTGACCGGCGGAGTTGACTGGACGGCAGAAGCGGAGTCAACAGCGTAATGGCTGAGACAGTGGCGGAACGAAGGGTGAAGCTGGCCCAAGCGAAGACGATTATCGAGGAGCTGATCGCCATTAATGAAAGGGCAGCTCAGCTGGAGACGGATCTCAGCGCTGCTGGTGTGAGTGACGCTGAGGTCGTGAACACGATGGATAAGCTCTTGACAGCGGGCGGTCCTCCCTTGACCGGGAGCTCCGTTGCACTGGTGGAGTGCACAGGGGACACGACGACGGATCGGTTGGTTAATCTCACGAACTCAAATGTCTCCGGCGGTGTTGACTGGAGCGCGGAGATCTCAGCGTGAGTGAGAATCTGGCTAATGAGAAGGAAGTGGAGGAATTTCTTGCGGAGTGCGATCACTCTTTCAAGTATTTCTGCCGCTCCTTCTTCCCTGCTGTTTTCTATAAGGAGTTTTCGCCAGAGCTCCATGATCCGATCTTTGAGATCTTAGACGATGACTCGATTCAGACGGCGGCCATTGCCGCTCCTCGTGGGATTGGAAAGACGACTTTAGTAAATACAATCTTTCCGATCAAGAGGATGATATTTCAGGACAGTCATTACATCATCCCGGTCTCAGCAACATCAGATTCCGCGGTTGAGCAAAGTGAGGATATTAAGACCCAGCTGATCGAGAGCGAGGATATTGCAGCACTCTTCGGGAACTTTGAGCCAGAGGAACGGAAGGATAGCTTTGGGCGGAAGGAATGGGTTACGGCGAAAGGGACTAAGGTCATGCCTCGCGGGGCGGGCCAGCAGGTTCGTGGTAGAAAGTTTCGTAGCCAGCGGCCTGATCTTATCCTCGTGGATGATCTTGAGGATGATGAGGGGGTGGAGAGTGAAGAGCGGAGAGAGAAACTTAAGAAGTGGTTCTTCTCAGCCCTTCTCAACAGCGTGGAAAGAGGGAGAAGGGATTGGAGAGTTATTGTGGTAGGGACTATTCTTCATGAGGATTCTCTCCTTAATAATCTTCTGGATCAAGAGAAGTATCCGGATTGGAAGACGGTTAGGCTCGAGCTCTTTGATGATAATTATAAGAGTATCTGGCCTGAGCACATGACAGATGGAGATATTAAGAAGTTGGCGAATAGTTATAGAAGGAATGAAATGCTGGATGTTCTATATCGTGAGTTTAGGAACATTCCAGTCGCGAAGGAGAACGCTGGCTTCAAGCAAGAATACTTCCAAGAGTATGAGGAGAAAGATGTAGACTTAAACAAGGACTCGAATGTCGAGAGTGTCGTGCTCATGGACCCTGCGCGGACGATGAAGACTGGAAGTGCTAACACAGCGATAGTTGGCGTTGGCGTTAACACTCGGACGAATGAGCTTTTCGTGAGGGAAATCATCGAGGATCAGATGTATCCTGACACTCTCTACAATGAGACCTTCGCAATGGCGGAGCGTTTGAACGCTTTGGTGATTGCGCCGGAGGTAACGGGCCTTCACGAATATATCACTTATCCGCTAAGAAACGAGATGCTCAGGCTTGGCAAGTTCTATGTCATTGTGGAGGTCTCGCCAAGAGAAGGAAAGAGTGGGCCGAGGAGAAGTGGTGGCCTCGTCCCGATGTATAGGAATAAGCTCGTAAAGCATAGCTCGGCTTGCTCAGGGATTATTGAGAAGTATCTCCTTCAGTGGCCGAGACCGAGCAAATGGGATGTAATTGATGCGCTTTCTGGCATCATCTATGTTTTGGAAGAAGGGGATCGGTACTTTGAGCCGAGGGACACTGGGGAAGATATTGAAGCGGAATATGCTGATCTCGAGGATTTAGAAGAGCCGGCGCTTGATTATGAGAGGGTGATATAAGATGCCTTTTATTTTAGAAGACAGCGATGCAGACAACATTCCTTCCTTTCAGTCAAGCCTGGCTAGCGTTGGGGACTTGGAGTATAAGTATCCACTGGATCTCGACTTGGTTCCTGGAAGTGAGCTACATACAAGGCTTCGGACTGAAATCATGTCTCGCGCTATGGCCAGCCATTCCGAGATGAGCAAGCGGTATGCGACTTGGAATAAGATAGACGATACGCTGACAGCGTATATTCCGTTGGATACGGAGGAGGAGAATCTTAAGGATAAGGATAGTCGAAGGCCTGTCTCAATCGTGGTTCCGTTAAGCTATGCAACGCTCGACACTCTCCTCACTTACGTCGTGGCTGCCTTCTTCGATGATCCGATCTTCAAGTATGAAGGTGTGGGGAGTGAGGATATAACTGGCGCGATGCTGCTCGAAAGAGTCGTCGGCGTTCAGATGCGAAGGGCGAAGGCGGGGATTCAAGTCCATACGATGTTCAGGGATGCCTTCACTTACGGCTTTGGAGCGGTGGCTCCAATCTGGTCTCGGCATCATGGCTTTAAGACTACGAAGAAGGAAGATGGCTTTCTCTCCAGCGCCGCTGGCTTTCTCTCGAAAGGCTTTACGAAGGAGAAGGAAAGAGTTCTGAAGTTTGAGGGGAATGAACTTTACAATATTGATCCTTATTCCTTCCTTCCTGACGTTAACGTTCCGATTCAGGATGTTCAGCGGGGCGAATACGTTGGCTGGCTTCGTCGGGAGAATCGAACTGAGATCTTGGATAGAGAGAGGGATAACGGGACGTTCTTCAACGGGAAGTATATCAAGGAGATTAGCGGAAGAAGTGTCTTAGGGATTGAGAACAGCCGGAGAGATAAGGATGGAGTGCGGGAAGAGGGGACGAGGAGGAGCAGCACTGGCCAGCCTGTTGATGTAATCTATCAATATATTGATCTGATTCCTGCTGAGTGGGGCGTTGGACGGAGTGATTATCCTGAGAAGTGGCTCTTCGCATTGGCCGGAGATCAGGTGATTATATCAGCGGGGCCGACGAACCTTGACCATGATATGTTTCCGGTGGCTGTCTGCGCCCCGGATTATGATGGGTATTCAGCGACGCCGATCTCGAAACTTGAGCTTGTCTACGGAATGCAGCATCTCGTGGACTTCCTCTATAACAGCCACGTAGCTAATGTCCGTAAGGCAATCAACGATATGTTCGTGGTTGATCCTGAGATGGTTAACTTAAATGATCTCAGAAATCCGGCTCCTGGAAAGCTGATTCGACTTCGGAAGAAGGCTTGGGGAAGAGGAGTCCAGAATGCGGTGGAGCAGCTTAAGGTCCTGGATATAACAGCGGGGAATATCGCGGAGAGTGGTATTGTCGGAAGGATGATGGATGAATCGACGGGAGCGACGGACGCTATTAAGGGCTTACCTCGACAGGGCGGTGAAAGAGTTAGCGCCACGGAATTTAGGGATACGCGGGGAAGTGCCTTGTCCCGGCTGGAAAAAGCGGCAAGAATCGCTGGTATGCAAAGCATTCATGACTTAGGCTATATGGTCGGGAGTCAGACTCAGCAATTTATGACGAAGGAGCAATACGTTAAGATCGCTGGAAGGTATGAGGATGAATTGAGGGCCACCTTCGGCGTGGATGATCGAGTTATGGTTAGCCCTTACGATCTCCTCATTGATTACGATGTTGAAGTTCAGGATGGAAGCCTTCCGACTTCTGGTGATCCGCAGCTCTGGAGTTCGATCTTTCAAATCACGGCGAATGATCCAGAGCTAAGAGAAGTCTTTGATATTGTAAATATCTTCAAGCACACTGCCCGCCTGATGGGAGGGAAGAATATAGATCAGTTCGTAAAGAAGCAGGGAATCAACGCTCAAGTCATGCAAGACGCTGACGTTGAGGAAGCTGCTCGCCGTGGTGACGTTGTTCCGTTGAGGGAGTTAGACGATGCACTTAATTGAAATGGTTAAGGTTTTGGAAGGCGGACAAGATCTTCATCTTCAAACAACTCCAGTTGACTGGGAGAGGTTTGAGAATGGTGATCTCTGGGGAGATATGAGGAAAGTCCTCGCAATGATGCTAGCTGGCGTTCGAGACGAGATGGAAACAATAGGGAAAGAAGACGAAGTAACCATGCAAGACTTTGCCTTTCTGCAAGGTCAATGTTATGCGATTCGTAGCTTTCTGGAAATACCAGACAGGATCGTGGATCGCTTGAAGGAGACTGATGAAGGAGAGCAAGATAATGGCTGATGAAGACAAAAAAGCCGGAGCTGCCGACGACGATTTGGGGCGGATGCTTGGTCTGGGGCCTGAGGAAGAGGAAGCTGAAGAGGAGGAAATCGAAGAAGAGGAGCAAGAAGATGAAGACGACGAAGAGGACGAGGACGATGCGGATGATGAAGAGGAAGGGGAAGACGGAGAGGAAGAGGAGGAAGAGGGAGAAGAAGATGAGGGGGAGGAAGAAGACGATGATGGAGACGACGTAGGGGCGCTGCTGGAAGATGAGGAGGAAGAGGAAGGAGAAGGGGAGGCGGATGACGAGGAGGAAGAAGGGGAAGACGGGGAAGCCACAGAGCTGCAGAAGCTACGCGAAGAGAACGCGCGGCTGAAGGGTGAGATGGCGGAGGAAGAGGAGGAGGAAGAGCAGCAGACGGTTGAGGAGATCGCGGAGAGTATTGATCTCGGGAAGATCGAGTTCATTGACTCCGATGAGGCTTACGATCAGGCGATGGAGAATCGCGAGGCCTTTAACGAGATCCTCGTGGAGGTGGCGAAGAAGACGGCGTCTACGACTGTCAAGCATGTCTTGACCCAGATCCCGGCGATGGTGGCGAGACAGGTGCATCATGAGAGCACGAATGCTCAGGCAGTGACTGATTTTTACACAGCTAACCCTGATCTCACATCGGCGAAGAAGTTCGTGGCTTATGTCTTTAGGGGAGTTCAAGCGGAGAATCCGGATATGGATCTTGCAGAACAGATGAACTTGACTGCGACGAGTGCGAGAGCGCAGCTGGGAATTACAGGGAAAGCTGGAGGAAAAGGAAAGAAGAAGGGAAAGAAGACTCGAAAGCCCCATCAGGCTCCAGGCCCAGGGAGGTCGTCTAGACGCGGCAAGCCCAAGGCACCGGCTGGCATCGGGGATGAGATCGCGCAGATGGAAAGGGCTTAGCTCTTCTCCTCTCCTGGAAAGCATTGGCTTAGTAGGGGGAGAGAAAGTTAGGAACACCAGAGCGCATTCGTAGAAGTTTTTCATTCATGAAGGAAAGGACAATATAATGTTAGGTCCAGGTAATAGACTTACGAGAGAAAGTGTGGAGACTGGTCGGTCTCAGCGTGGTGTGTATACGCAGTTGGTTGCCACTGGCACTATTGGTGTCGGCGACTCCGTTGTGCATATCACAGCGGCAGCGGATCAGGCGGATTTCACGGTCTACCTGCCGTATGTGGGGGAGGCTGCAGGGATGGTGTGCACTGTTCACGTAACCATCGGGGATGATGAGGTTATCACTTTGGAGGACAAAAGTGATTCGCCTGGTTGGAGCCCGCTGACAATGGACGCGGACGGCGACTACGTCGTGCTTTATTGCGACGGTCGGTATTGGCACATCCTTCTTAACGGCATCGCTTAGGGGAGGATGACCAATGAGTACTAAAGGGCGGCTACTTCAGAACGGTGTCTCCGTTGGCGGAGACAAAACGCGGCAACTGGCGCATGCTAAGTCTGGGCTTTTGACTCAGGGTCCTAGCAACGGCCCTTGGGGGAAAGCGCCCGGTCCTTTCGTCGATCCAGCGGCGGCAATTCGCTTCCATGAGGACTTCTTCGAGATTAACAAGAATGACTCGGATGAAGTCGGCTGGCTTGTTACAGCGATTCAGGGGACGAACACCTTCGTAGTTGCAAACCTTAATGGCTACGGTGGTGAGGCGCGGCTAGGTTCGGGCGCGACATCAGGCGACGGTGATTATATCCAGTGGCACCATACCATTGCTAGCCCGGTTCTTACAACGGGAAAGCTTTGGTTCACTGCAAAGGTGGCCATTGGTGCAGTTGCTGCTATGTTCCAGGTTGGCTTGAGCAATGTATTAGCGGGTGATCCGTTTGTGGCTGGGATTACAGACGGAATATACTTCACCCACGGCTCGACTAACGTTTTGTCGATGAATACTGAGGATGCAGCAGTAACCTCAGAGGACACCGGCATTACGATGGCGATTAATACTTACTACGAGCTAGGCTTCCTCTGGGACGGCCCGAACGCGCGGGTGGACTTCTTCGTCGACAACGTACGTGTCGGAAGGCACAGCACAATAGCTAACATCCCAACGAATGTGGACTTAGTTCCCTTCATGGCGATTAAGACAGCGGCGGCCGTGGCCAGGACAGTCTATTTCGATTGGGTTTCCTTTATCCAATCGCGGTTAGGTTACTAGAAAGGTTTAGAAAATGACTGACCAGTATTTTGTAGGACTTAGAGCAACTGGCGATCTCGCCACGAACGAACGGCCAGAGAGCTGGCGCGAGGGCATTCTGAGGCTGTTCCCTAACGGGGATATGCCGCTGACGGCCTTGACTGCGCTGATGGCAAGTGAGGAAGTTTCTGATCCTCATTACCATTGGTGGACGAAGACGCTGACCACGCAGAGGAGTGCGATTACGGCCACTTACACCGACGTCGCGCTGAGTAACGCTTACACCTCCGGTGGTGTGGCAGGAACCACGCTGTATGTGAAGATCCCTGCTGCCGGGATCAATATGTTCAGGACTGGGCAGATCGTGATGTTGCGGGATGCCAGCAACTACACCGTGGACTGCGCGGCGAAGGTCACCGATGTTCAGGAGAATGGCGCGAGCAGCTACGTCGTGGTTAGCCTTCTGGAAGCGGACGACAACGGTGCTGCGGCCAGCCTGGACCTCAGCGATGCGGATGTTATCCTCATCATCGGTAACGCGAATCCGCAGGGTGGAACGCGGCCGGAAGCCATCACCCAGAGCCCGACCGAGCATGAGAACTATACGCAGATCTTCCGAGATCCGCTGGAGCTTGCTCGGACGCTGATGAAGACGAAGCTGCGGACCGATAAGGCTTATCTCGAGGCCAAACGGGACGCGCTGGAACTTCACGGCATCGGGATGGAGAAGGCGTTCATCTGGGGCATCGCGACTTCGGGGACGGGAGTGAACGGGAAGCCGGAGACTACCACCGGCGGCTTGCTTTCCTTCATCAAGGCTGCCGGAACCGTGGCGGATTACACCCTCGAAACGGATGCGGCTTACGCCGGGATGACCTGGCTTCAAGCGGGCGACCAGTGGATGGACGAGCATCTGGAAGAGGTCTTCCGCTACGGCGCGGATGAGAAGCTGGCGTTCTGCGGAAGCGGAGCTTTGCTCGGCTTGAACCAGCTGGCCAAGAGCGTCGGGAATATCCAGCTAAACGTCCGCGAGAAGGCCTTCGGCATCCAGGTCGTGGAGTGGGTCACACCCTTCGGCGTGATCAACCTCAAGCGCCATCCGCTCTTCAGCTACGAGGCGACCAATCGGAACTCGATGGTCATCTTCGAGCCGAAGCAGATCCGGTATAAATACATCACGGACACGATGTTCAAGCCGGACAAGACGGACACCGAGGGCGGTGGGACGGGGGTGGACGGGAAGCAGGAGGAGTATCTGACGGAGGCCGGGCTGGAATTTCATCACGGCGAGAAGTCGGCGTATCTGAACGGCGTCGGTTTGAAGAACGACGTGTCGTAGAGTTGGCGAGCAGGGACGGCGGAGCAATTCGTCGTCTCTGTTCATAATATGAACAGAGGTGATAGAAATGAACCTTCTTGAGATTCGCCAGCAGTTTGTTTCCTTAAGCGGTCGTGCAGATTTGGCGACAGCTGATGGAGCTACGGTTAGCGGGACTGACTCTGGTGCGGACTTCTTCATTGCGAACGGAACACGCTGGCTCGATCTCGCGCAGGAGACTGACAAGGAGGCGGCACAGTATGATGAGAGCTTCGCTATTGGGGACTGGAGAGTTCTCATGGAGAACTGCAGGGTGGTTAAGGAAGTCTGGTTTCGGGATTCGGAAGGGAGTCGGACCAAACTCACCCCTACCACGCGAGACGCCCTTCGCGAGGACTATCCTAAGCTCTCTGGGGAAGATAACGGAACAGCGACAAAGTGGGCTCCTTACATCTCTCGCTTCGCTCCGAGCCAGGTGGGTAGTGGGCAGCAGGTTAAATATAACAGCGTGATGATTATGCCGCCGACGGACGCGGCCATTACAATTGAAGTCTTCGGCATCTTCCACTCGTTGGAATTGAAGGAGAATATTCAGGAGAATTACTGGAGCGTAAACTATCCAGATGTTCTCGTTCTAGCTTCGCTGATGTCAATGGAAGGCTTCTATCGAAACACACAAGGCGTTAATGATTACCTCAATCAGATCAACGCTATCCTTCGAGGAATTGACGTAGATACAGCGGACGCAATGACTGTTGAATCCATGCAGATGGAGGGCTGAGATGAGTAAGAAAGTTTGGAAGAAAGATCTGCAGAGGAAGAGACCTTATCGAGATGAAAGTATCAGGCAAGGCCGGGCTGCCTCCGTTGTGAAGTTGCAGAAGGAAAGGGAGAAGAGGCAGGAGGAAGAGAGAAAGGAAGAGGGGGAGAAGAAGGAGAAGGAAGAGAAGAAGCTTTCACCGCCGCAGCTGGAACTTCCTGTCGGAGTAGAGTAATGCAAGAGTTCACTCTTCCAATCCAGCAGGCTCTGGTTAATGGTCTGCGGCCAAGAAATGACGTTGGGAGGAATGTTCCTTACCTCGTCTCTTGTGACCGGGCGCAGCCGACGGAGCAAGGACTGATTCCTTCCTACGGCCTAGTCGATCCTTATGGCTCTAGTCAGTTTGATTCCTGGCCTTGGCCTCAGCTAATTCGAGGAAGCGAGGTTACGTTTAGTGGGGGCGAAGACGCAATTAACATTGTTAATGAGACGAACGATCCCTGGACGAACTCATCTGGAATTACAGGGATGAAGTTTTATGATCCTTCTGCTAACTTTACGCTAACGCCTACAGGCGTCTGGCACTTAGTAGATTTCGGTCTTACTTGGATGCTGCTAAACGGGAATGACATTCTCTTAAAGACCAATCGGGAAGGGATGATAGGGGATAGTAATACAGTCTTTGGGATCAATGAGATTACCGTTCAGACAGGTTGCGCGCATCGAGGAAGGGCAATTCTTGGAGGCTTTGATCCGAGTGATTTTTGGAAGGATGAGTGGAAAGCTATCTTCGATGAATGGATAGAGAAGAGCGAGCTGGCCATTGATCCGACTCTTGACATCAGAGATAACTTTGTCTGGTGGACCTCGATTGGTGGAGGCGATCTTCTTTCTCTCTTCGATCCTCCCGTTGAATATATTGAGATGTTTCGTCGGAATGAGATGGGCTTTATGCCAATGCCAAGTCAGGGATCAGTTCTAGCCGTGAAGAGTCTTGGCAAGAATGTCGCGGTTTATTCCCTTGATGGTGTTTACCTACTCTTCCCAGTCTCTGAACCATTCCCAACTTTCGGCCTTCAGAAGGTCCTGGATCATGGGATTCCGCAAAGGGGAGCCGTTGGCGGAGATGAAGACGTTCATTGCTTCGTGGATCAAAGGGGAGATGCGTGGAGATGGCCAGTTGACAGTGGGCCGCAGAAGCTAGGATATAAGGAATATCTCAGCGACATGGTGGATCAGGAGATGGTGATATCTTATGATCCGCAAGAGAATTGGTTTTATATCTCAGGGGAAGATGGTAGCTCCAATATTCTCTCCTTTGTTCTAACTTCAACGGGGCTAGGCACAACGAAGCAGCAGCTAACGGGTGTGGTAAGTGCGGAAGGACAAAGCTATAGTGTTTACGATCTTTCTGCTGCTACAACAACTGAGATCGTTGTTCAAGAGGTTGACTTTCACTTCAGAGATTTAAAGACCCTTACGACTGTTGAAGTCGGAGGAGTCTTCGGAGCCAGCGACCTTATATATGTTGGCGTTGACTATCGCTATGAGAATGACGACGGTTGGACAACAGGAGCGTGGGTCTTGTGTAATAGAGAAGGCTTCGGCCGCGTTCAGATAACTGCGTTGGAATTTAGGGTGAAGGTTAAGATCAACGATGTTGCGGGCTTCAAGATAGATTACATCAACGCTCACTGGCAGGCCTCTGGCCGCAGAACGATGAGAGGGCCAAGTGCTGACCAAGCTGGAATCTAATCTTATTTCACGGTATTGGGAAGATATTGATGCAGCCCTAAGGGCTAGTGTTCCTCCTCTGGCAGACGCAACGGATGATGCGCTAAATAACATACATACAAGACTACTTCAAGACAATATGCAAGCTTGGGCATTAGTTGATATGCAGGAGGAGAACACGAAAGTTTATGCTCTAGTTATTACAACCATCTGGGAAGACCCTGGAACAGCAGACAGAAATCTTCTTATTTACGCTCTTTATGGTTATAATAAGATCGAAGAAATCATGTGGAAAGATGGACTTGAAACTTTAAAGAAATATGCGAAAGGGACTCACTGCCGCGCAATTGTGGCCTTAACATCCGTGAAAAGAATCAAGGATGTTGTTGAGTCCTTAGGGGGTGACGCATCCACTTATTTTATAACCTTGGAGGTATGATCATGGGTGGTGGCGGTTCTACGGCAGCTACGTCTATACCAACTGAAGTTTCGGATACTTGGGAAGCGGCAGCTAGAGGTTATTCTGGCTTCGCTTGGGATTCTGGGGCTGCTTTTAGCTGGTCAACAGCTACAACGCCCACAACCTTCGTGGAAAATCCTTCTATCGCTAGATGGATGTTTGAGAAGGCCGCAACTGGGAAAGGAGGGAATCCCTTTGAAGGTGTTAGCACGTATGTTCCTGACAGCGAACTCTCGGACGTTGATATTCGGCTAGGTGAACTTGAGACAGCTGTTGAGGCCATTAATCCTATCGTGGATGTTCCTGGTTGGATAGATGTCTTCGAGCCGGATGCAGAGGAAGATCTTCCTTATCTTGATGTAGATGCAGTTATTGAGACGGTCTTTGCACGGGCTCAATCTCTTGGTGATCCAGTTATCGCGGCTGCCGCGAATGCAGCAAGCCAAGCGGTGACAGACGAAGTCATGGCGGAGGCTGTTGCTGTTTATGAGAAGCAGGCTCGGAAGGTTCATACCAGAGCCCTTAATCGCTTTACTGGACCGATGAGTGATATCAATGCTGTGAACAGCTCCGCGTTTGCCGTCGGTCTTTCTATCCTCGAAAGTGACTTTGAGGATAGAATAAAGGAAGCTTCAAATGATCTGCGTCTTCCTATGACGCAAGCAGCATTTGGTGCGTTTATTCAAGTTTATCTAAACGTCGTAAGAGATTATCTTTCAAGCTATAGCGGCGCGCAGAAAGATAAGCTTACTTACATGCTTGGCGCTTCGCAGATGGTCTTAGGATTAACTGGGGATGATCTTGCTAATCAGCAGAAGCTAACAGACATAACTGCTGATGTTAAGCGAACTAAGATTATTGCAAAGTCTGAGGAGTATGAGAAAAATCTTGAGATCGACGCAAGAGAAATTCTTTGGGACGCCGAAGCCATGCAACGAATGGGAAATGTTGTTAGCGCAGGTTCCGGCTCGATCATTGCTCTCCCTACCGGGCCATCCAGAGTTCAGACTGCTTTATCTGGGGGTTTATCAGGGGCAGCATTGGGAGCTAAGGTATCAGGAGGCAATCCATTTATAACGGCCGCAGGCGGAGTTGTTGGCGCTCTCGCGGGTAGCGCTGTTTAAGGAGAATAGAAAATGCCAAGTAATCCTTTTGCTCAAAGATCTGGCGGCGTAGCCGGGCAGCCTGTTAAGGCTAAGCCTATTGCCAGCGCGCCTCCCCTAGGCGGAGCGAATACAACAACTAAGAAGAAAAGTGACAACCGAGGAAATCGTATTGCTTCGGCGCTAGGTCGTGCTGGCGCCGCAGTAATTGGGGACCAGGCTCACCCTTTCGCCCAGATTGGGAATCTGATCGCAGGGGAAGCGGAGCAGGATATATTCTCCTCAACTCTTTCAGACCTCCTTGAGGGGAAGAATATCAGCGATGTTGATACGCGAGGATTGGATCCTGATCAGATTGAACGTGCGTTGAAGTTGCAGAAGGAAGGACAGGCGACATCACTGGGTAAGAATAAAGAGCTTCTTTCGCAGTTAGAACAAATTGCCAATATGGACCTTCCTGAGAACGTTCGTATTCAGATGACAAATCAGGCATACGCCGCTGCTGGCATTGATCCTAACTGGCAGGCAGGCGGTGAGGAAGTTGGGAAAAGCCTGAAATCAGAAACGGAGAAGCGGAAGGAACTCATCAAAGCACAGGGCGAGGAAGATCGCTTCGAGCAATATCAAGGCTCTCAGCAAGACCTTGAGCTTATCCGCGAGAAGGGTGGGATTGATGCAGCTATCGCGGAAAGTAACAGGGAAGGCCAGCTGGACGTTGCGGTGACTGCTGCAACCTTCCGCCTTCTCGGAATTCAGCTAGATGTGGCTGGGCAGATTAAGGCTAACAAAGCTAGGTTCGGTGACGATCCGATGATGGGGGTCAAGCTGAATGCTGTCATGCAGCAGATGGTGAACTTAAACAGATTTGAGACGCAGCCTTTAACTCCAGCGGAATCAACGGCGGAGTTTGTTCGCTTGCTGAAATCGTTTGGGCTGGAGGAGTTTGCGGAGGGCTTGGAGAAGACAGCAGGCACTGTCACACCGCCAGATCAATTTAAGTTCTATGCGGAAGGGGCAGGTGTTGAAGTTCCTGCAGTAGAAGGGGAGAAGGAAGCACCTCTGAAGAAAGCACCAGCAAAGAAAGAGGAAAAGAAGGAACCAAAGGGAGATAGTAATAGAGGCGGAAAGAAGAAGGAGAAAGCAACGGGTATTGCTCCCGGTCTGCGTGGAGAAAGTACTATAAAGAAACCAGCGCGCCGCGAACGGGGTTCTCGCTTCAATTAGGAGTATGGTAAGATGCCGCTACAGTGGACAGATATTGAGCGCGATAATCGCTTTAAAGCCATGCCTTATGGTGATAAGGTCAAGATGGCGACCAGCTATTTTGACAACAACTTCTCTCTCGATCCACGCTTTGGGAAGATGTCGAGAGGAGAGCAGCGTGATATGAGGGAGCGCTTCATGATGAGGCTAGGCCCAGACCCTGCTCCTTCTGGCTTTGATAGCTTCGTGAATAGCTTTATGGCTGTTCCTGGAAGCATGATGGCTAGTTATCAGGAACTCTTCGGTTATGCAGAAGAGGCAGATAGGACGAGGCAAGAGACAGCTTTCGAATATCCAGCGACTGGGAACGCAGCTCTCGCGGGAAGTGCGTTGGCGTCGGCCATTCCGTCAGCGGCGGCGTTGGCTGGAGGTATTATGTTTCCTCCGGCGGCCATCCCTCTTTCTTACGGAGTCCTGACCGCTTATGGTCTTTCCAGCGCGGGAGAAGCTAGAAAGATCGTTCGAGAGTATGAGACGGAAACAGGCGAGGATGTAAGTGATGGAACCGAGATTGCCCTAGCTCTTGGCTTCGGTGCTTCTGCGTTTGCGATGGAGAAGCTGGGGATGGTAGCGGGGAATTACGTTCTTAAGAAGCAAGCACCGACTCTTTTCAAGAGAGTTGCGGATAGTCTCATTGCAAAGAATATCCCTGAGGCGGCTAAGATCATCGGCGCGATGGCAGTGGAGGAAGGTGCTGAGGAGGGGGCGGAACAGTTTGTGCAGAATAGCCTTACACAAATCCTGGTAAATCCTGATCAGGGATTGCTGGAAGGCGTAAGGGAGGCGGGATTGGGAGGCCTTCTGGGAGGAGGCTTTGGTTCTTTTCCTTTGCTCCCCAAGCGTGTGCGGCGCATGGCTAGGGATGTTAAAGGAGTGGAAGAGGGAGAAGCTCCCGATGAACTGCGCAACCTTCCGCCCTCTTCGGATAAGCAGAATCCGATTGTTATCAAAGCGGAGGCGACGAATATTCAGCTGGCACGAGAAGCTATGATGCTCGCGGCGGATCCTAGCAAGGCAAGGACTTTCTCGGAAGCTAGAAACTGGCAAGCTGTTTCGAGGCTCGCGGCAGGGGATGATCCGAAGGCAATGACTGGAACGCAGCCGCTTGGCGTCTCGAATACGGCGGAGATTGTAAGGGGAAATCTTCCGACCCTTCCAGATGCGTCGAGGCAGGAACTAGACTTTAACAAGGCTCTCTACACAAATGAGTTGATCGAGACCGCTTACGAAGCGACTGCCTTCGCAAAGCAGGATGTGGAGAGAGTTAGCGCAATTGGCCAGGTTCCGAATGCGGAGATGGCTGCGCTTGAGCTTTCAGAGAGTGAGCTGATCTTCGCGTGGAATCAGGCTAATCCGGAGGATACGGATAGCGAGGGATTGAAGGCTTACATCGCGAGTCGGGAAGAGCAAGGACCTCCGACGAAGAGAGCAAGCGCTGGGGCGAAGTGGACAAAGATCTGGGAGAAGAGTCAGCCTGGTTGGACGAAGGGGATTAGGCCCGCTGAAGGGAGAGCAGATCGTGCGACGCAACGTGATGCAGAGCAGGAGAAGGCAACTCTTTCGAAGGCAGAGATTAGGAAGCAGCGGAGACAACAGAAAAGAGAAGAAGCTGAGCTTGCTAAAAGAGCACCGAAGCCTGGAACCGTTGCCGCTCTCGAAGAGCAGATAAAGGCGAGAAAAGAAAATAGACTTCTTGACATCGGGGATCGCTTCATCGGACAGCCGAGAGAGTTCAGCGATGAGGTGAAGGCTGAAGGGGATCGGATTCTGGCGCTTGATGAAGTTGAAGCAATTAAGGCCTTTAAAGAGTTACCTGACACGATGCTCGCGGACGTCGCGGCATATATCACAACCGACACCTCTGTTCATACTTTGAACAGAGGTGAAGGAATGGCTGAGGAACAGAATACGATCAGTACGGCGAGCGCAAAAGACAAGGCTGAACCAACGGCTATCCAACGTCAACGTCTAGCTCTTCCGCTTCAAACTTCTGGAATCATTGGAAGAGTGGTTCAGACGCCTGGACAGCTATATCATCCAGGAACTAGCCAGCCCGCCAACGCTGTCCTTGATCGAGCGACTGGGACTGTTTATCTCTCAGCGGATGTTGAGTTTAATACAATCGGACATGAGGGGTTTCATCGGCTCCTGGATCTTCTCGGAAGAGATACTCCGATTGCAAAGGAAATGCTGGCTTTCTATCAGGATAAGGAGAAGCCAGAGGAAGAGCTCAGCGATGCCGTTGGACAGTATTACGCTGATCGCATTCAAGCGGGGCCGGCGAAGAGGGTTGGCGGCTGGATGAAGGATATGTGGGTGGCGGCGAAGGATGCCGTTGGTGTGGAGATGACGCAGGAGGAATTGATTCAAGCCGCGAATATTCATCTGAAGAGTGCCCCGAATGGGAGAGGGCAGAGCGGGTATCTTTCGCAGATATTTGCTTACCACGGAAGTGGTGCAATTTATGATGAGATGGATCTTCAGTATCTTATGAGTGGCGAAGGCAGTCTTGCTTTCGGTGCTGGCTTTTACTTTACAAATATTAGAAGCATTGCTGAGCTATATGCAAAGATAGCTGGATCAGACAGCTCCTTTACAGATATTGAACTTACACTTAATATAGGAGGAAAAGATACCCACTTTTTGGATTTACCTTTCTATAAGCATAGTGTAGATCTTCAAGATGCATCAGCATCTCTGGCTGATAAAGAAATTACACTTAAACAATTTGTAGGCATCATACATAAAGTCGCAGCAAGCCAGGAAGCAAAATTACAGGAAACTATTACTGAAGGACGTAAAGTACTTAAATCACGGGATGACAAAGCAGCTCAGCGTATTTTAGATAGAGCGTTAGAAGCGCATAAAGATCTTCGCGAATATATTGAGTTGAAGGAATCCGACTTTACCTTAGTGTACTTTCAGGGCGGTGGAAGACATATATATACTGCTTTCCTTCGTAAAGGCCAAGATCCAGCTAATTATGATATACCGGACTGGTATGCGCCACCAACGGAGCGGCAACTAGGAAAAATCAAAAGAGCCTTTGAAGGAGCGCTTGCTCAAACATATACAGCAAAGCCACTTGATGATGGCGGTGCCGCTGTTTATGGCGCGGATGGAAGACTGGTCAGAGAAACAAATACGTTAGCAGAAGCACAGGAAGTTGTACAATCTTTAATTAGAAGACGTATGGCTCGGTTCGTAGTTGATAAAGAACTAATTCTTGATAACATGGAGATTGACTACGACATCAAGTTTGAGAAAGGTAAATTTGTTATTTATGACTCAGGGGAGAATAGACTCGGTGATTTTCTGTCGATGGAGGAAGCAAGGCAAGCACTGCGGGATTCCCTTGAAGATGTGGCGGAAATGGAAGCAAAGATGGCAGAGGAGGAATTAGCCTTACGAGATTATTCTAGCTACTATTGGGATCTAAAGGATATATTCAGAAGCAACGATCCAGCGCTGGGAAAGAATAAGGCTAGGGTTCTAGCTAGTCGCGCTTTATGGGCAGAGGGAATAGATGGAACTAAGTATCCTCCAAACACTCTTCGAGGAAATACAGTAAGAGGCTCCGTTATAAAAGACGCCAACTACGTTGTTTATGATCCCTCGATTGTCACAATTGAAGATCGCTATTCCTTCCAGGATAAGAAGGCAAAGGAATACGCAGGGAATGTTAATCTAACTCGGATCAACCTCGACAAAGCGATGGAGCAGTTAATCCAAGATGAACTCTCGAAGAAGGCTGATCCGACGGTAATGACAAGGGAGGATCTGGAAAGTCGAAGTACTGAGATCCTTCGGAAGAAAGGCTTTCCTGGTATGGAAGCCCTTGTTCAAAGATTCCTTGAGACCGGTCAGATCTCTCTCGAAGAAGCAGATGCGCTGGATACTTATTCCGCATCAGGGTATGTTAATGCTTTGGATCAGTGGGCAATGGGAGAGGAGCCTGACATCGCGAAGGTTCTTAAGGAACAGGCTGACCATGACTTTGAAGTGGCCTCAATGCTTAGCAAGGACGCTGGCCGGAGGCTCGAAGCCAGGAAGAGGATGAGAGATCCTTATCTCCTCTGGGAACATCTCCGGAATCTTGAGACTGAACTTTCTGAAGAAGATGCGGCTTATCTTTCTCAGATCGTAAAGGATGGCTCAATCAACGATCCGCAGACGGCGAGAGATATGTATAATCGTCTTCAGAAGCCGAAGGCTAAGGATTACTTCTTCGAGTATTTTTATAACTCCATCCTCTCTGGTATTCCGACTCACTTCGTGAACGTAGGGAATAATGCTTTATGGCTGGCTTTCCAGCTCCCGCATCGAGCGTTGCAGGCAGCGGTTGATAAGACTTTGACTAGCGAGCTAGTACATAGCATCTTTCCTTCGCTGCATCAAGAGAGTCGAAATATCTTCCTGGACGAAGTCGTCCCGATGTGGAAAGGGATTAAGAATCGAGCTAATAAGACTTACCGTTATCTCGTAGATAAGAAGGGGATGGACCCTGACACCTTCGACCGCCAAGCAACGAAGTGGCGTAGAGAAATGGGGCAGAGCTTCGAAGCCTTTGAACGCTCTCCTCATGCTTGGATGAGAGCGCTGGCTCCTTATATCTCTCGCCCGGCGAAGGCACTTGAAGCTCAAGATATGTTCTTTCATGCCTTGGCTTTCGACGCTCAGCTTAATGCCCTCATCGTAAGGGAGGCGAAGAAGACTGGGAAGTCGTTCAAGGAAGTCATTGCGAATCCGCCAGAGAATATCATTGCAGACGCCGCGCAGTTCGGAGAGTATGCGACCTTCATGGACGCGCCGGGAACGCTCGCGACGAATATTATTAGATTGAGGGACAAGGTCCCCTTCGGCGTCGGTCGCTTGATTGTTCCTTTCGTTAATACTCTAACGAACATCCTGAAGAGAGGGGTTGAGATAACTCCTGGTGTCGGATATCTTGCTTCTCGTAATAATATCAAGGAGGGAAAAGCTGAAGCTTCTGATGTCATTACTAAGCAAGTCGAGGGCTTGATCTTGGCGATGGCGACAACGCTGGCTTTCGGTGATCCAGATGACGAAGGCGACTTCCCAATTACTGGAGCCGTTCCCCAAAGGCAAGCTGAACGAGATGCCTTCTATCGTCAGGGCAAGATTCCTTACGCAGTCAAGATAAACGGGACTTGGATTAGTTATAGAAAGTTCGAGCCCTTTGCTCTTCCGCTGGCTATCACTGCCAACATCATGGAAGCGACGAAGAGAGAAGATGTTAAGGAATCGGAGCTGATGGAGTATGTCTCAACGCTTGGAAACGTAATGATGAGGACTGTTATCAGCTCAACCTATACTGAGAACGTTTCGAGGCTGATGGATGATAAGGGGATTCAGCGTGTCGTAGAGCGGCTCCCATCTTCCATGGTTCCTTATTCCAGTTTCTTCCGAAGCTTTAATCGGGCAGCTGAGGCAATCACGGAGGGAGATGCGACGTTGAGGGAGGCGAAGGGCTTTACGGCGGCGCTGGCTAACACGATTCCCTTCAGTGAATATATCATAGATGATGAAGGGAAGGCTAGGTTGAATAACTTCGGAGAAGAGATTAGACTTCCTGGCGGAGCGATGCGCCAATGGCTTCCTTTCAAATGGAGTGATAGCACGGACGATCCAACGGAGCAGGAGCTGGAAAGACTTGGAGTCTATCCTGGTCTTCCGAGCAAGGAGATTACAATCTCTGGAGAGAAGCACGAGCTTTCAGATGAACTTTGGCGGGAATACGCTCTTCTTTATGGAGCCAGGACGAAGGAAGCTATCTCTCTCGCGCTTGGTGGCCGAGGCTACGCCAGGCTATCTGATGTGCAGAAGATAAAGTTCATCGACCGCACGATCAGACGCCTGCGAGGATCTGTTACGAAGCAGGTAAAGCAGGTATATCTTCGCCAGAATCCTCAAGGCCGGAGATAAAGGAGGTTATAGATTCCTCCTCATGAATGGCGATGAAGAAGTCCATGATCGCCTCAGCATTTTCGCGAGGTAGATTCTTATTTAGCTGAACAGCGATGTTGATTATCTTCTGGAGATCCTCATTACTTACTTCGAGGATCTCCAGAATCTTTTTAGTATGATTTGTCCAGATTCGATGATGCTCCCGCGTCCAGCCATCTGCCATTTGTTCCTCAAGATGAAAGCCCTTCGCGATCTCAGGTCTCTCGAAGAGAGCATGGACGACCTTGACAGTGTTCTTGAAGTCATCCGTAATCTCTCCAACGTCGACGAGATCAGCCTCCGTAATCTTTCCTTTTTCGAGAAGGTTTTCTAAGATCCTTTCCGCGTTCATTTCCTTGTCCTCACTATCGCTCGATTCGTGTGGTCAATCCGGCAGAAGTTCATCGTTTCGAGCGTTGCGATGATCTCTGCGAGTTGCTGCTTCGAAGCGTCGTTGAAGAACATCTCAGTCAGTTCGCTGGCCTTGATGGAGCCACGGGCATCAAGCAGCCTCATGATTCGAAGTTGGATCGGCGCCAAGGGATTCCCACCAACGCCTTGGAAGACCTGAGGCATCTTCTCTTCTGTCTGATTAAGGATCTTCATAGCCTTGAGTAAGTCATCTTCTTCCAGCACTCTCTCATCTCTTCTCGCGGCTGCTATAATCATGCTGAGCTTTAGGAGATGAAGGGGGCGGCGTTGGATGTAGAACTCAAGACGAGGTTCAGAGAAGACCTGCTTCGCTTCCTGCTCTACTCTCCAATCTTGATACGTTAGGAGGAACTTTTCGGTGAAGACATATCGGCCAGTAATTGCCCTGATCCTTCCGAGGTCAGCGAGGAGGGCTTCCTTAATAATTTCCTGCTCTTCGGAGAGGATCGGGATGATTACGACCTTTCCTTTATCAGGCTCGTAGACGAAGATAGTTCGTGACGTAAAACCAGAGCCGACAGCGCCCTCAGGCATTGAAGTCTGAAGAAGCATCGGAGTAGTCGCGCCCAGAAGGTTAACCCAGACATTGGCAACTTCTTCCCTCCCTCGTGAGTGAGTGTCATAGATAAATCTATTCTCACAATCAAACCACTTGCACAATATAGTGAGGAGCTCGTTATTTTGGTATCCGAGGAAGACGGTGAGTTCGCTGGAGATGATAGTAAGGCTGGCATGAAATTCAAGATCTCCTTCCTCCGTTTGTTCAGTTACGGCAGCGTCGATGAGGGTGGCGACAAGCTTCTGTCGGCTAGTCTCATCCGCGGCCAGTTGGATTCCGAGTTGATCGAGAAACGCAGTTCCAGGCTTGATGGCTGTTCCCTTTCTAGCAGCGGGCGGGCCGACTAAAACTACATACATATTAGGATAGAAAGTCTCCATCCCCCACTCGAGCCGACACTTTCTCTGCATGACCGCTGCAATGGTTGAGATCGCGGTCCAGAGGCGGAAGAGGTAAGGTGGCTCGGTGTTGTCTGTATATTCCAGGAAGCCATCAAGCCAATCAGCTATTTGCCGAGACATATTCTTTTATCTCCTCGGCTAGATCAGCGTCGGCAGTTTCATTAACGGCATCCGCCTTCCACTCCAGCCCTTCTGCTTCTGAGAGCGTAAATCCGAGGTGCGTGTCGACAGGGATAGAGAATTCCCGGCCCTTCCATTCGAGAGGGGTTTCGAGATTATCCTTGATGTTGTTGATGACTTCGACAATTCGATCCGCTCCGACATCGAGGGGAACCTGGAACTTAATCGAATCGTGAACGGTGTTCAAGAGTTCTACCTCGGGAAATAGATCTTGCCTTTCGTAAATATATACGTATCCCCAGAGGTTGAGTTTTTCCGCAACTGTGCTTTGAGGGATGTAGCTATAAGCCTCTTTAAAGAGTTCATGGCCCCATCTGTCCATAAATGTCCTTTTTCGTCCGAAACAATTACGGAGAGTTCTCGATTTGGATAGCTCTTCACGGATACTCGCGTGCCACTCTCGAACACCAGGATAGATCTGATGATACCGTTCGACAATGAAGGCGGCCTCTCGCTCAGGTATTTGATAATAGATAGCAAAAGTTCTGTATCCCAGATCGTAATTAAGTCCGTGGTTAGCCCGCTTTCCAACGGTTCCTCTTTCATCTTTCGTAACCTCCGTGATGTCCTTCTCCAGGATCATAGCTGCGGTCTGGTTATGAATGTCGATCTTTTGCTCGAAAGCATGGATCATTGCTCGCTCGTTCGCGATGTAAGCTACGACACGATTCTCCGCCTGGCCGAGGTCCATAGAGATAGCAATATATCCAGGGTCAGCGTGCATATAGCTTTGCATCTCAGGAGGCTGATTCTGGAGATTTCCACCAGTCCCGAAGATGGTCTTGGAGGAAGAGATCCGGCCTTGCTTCGTTCCGACGGGATTGTAGGAGCAGCGAAGACGTCCGTCATCATCCAGCTTCATATCGAAGTAAGTCCCCTTCATCTTCTTCTGATGCCGGAGTTCGAGGATGATGATAGCTTCGCGATGCCCCTTCGCCGCGATTCTCTTTAGAGCTTTATCATCAACCGTCACACTGCCTTGCTTGGTGTAAGGCTTTAGCCCCTTCTGGACGTAGAAGTAAGCCTTGACTTGCTTAACGCTGGCAGGGTTCAGATCGAATCCGCAGATCTCACGAAGCTCAGTCTGGAGCGCTTCGATCTTGGCATCGCAGAGCTTTGATTCTTTTGCCAACCCTTCTGTATCCATAGGAATCCCCTTCTCACCAATATATACGAGAGGGTGGATGAGCTGGCATTGGCGTTTGTAAGCTTCGAAATTCCCCTGCTTCTCAAGATCCGCCATCATTTTCGGAAAGGCTTCCGCTACAACAGCTGAGTCCATCGCGCTGTAGTTCCGGAAGATCTCCTCGGATGCGAAGGGATTCTTGAACCACTCCTTTCCTTCATCCTTATAGTAAGGTTCCCCGGCGCAGTAGCTAGCCGTGATGAAGTCCAGGCCTTTCGGGAAATCAGGATAGAGGATTGCCTGAGCGATCATAGTATCGTCGAGAGGCTTTGCGTGGATTCCGTACTTTCGATATAGGAAGGTTGCGTCGAAAGAGACGTTCTGGCCAACCTTCCTTATCTCTTCGTTCTCTAAGATCTCCGCAACTCTTTTCCAGATTGCAGCCTCCTGATCCGGTGCCCACCAGTCCTTGACGCCGTCGACGAAGGGGATGCAGATAGCGTTGTGAGCATCTGGGGCGAAGGAGATATGACTGACCTCACCGAACTTCACCTCAATATCGAAGGCAACAAATTCCCAGTGGTGATCGTCCGAGAGCCAATCCATTACATCTTGGAAACCAGGATTGAGAAGGAGGCTTCGCTCAGTCCTTTGAATCTCTGGAAACTCACTTTGCTCCTTCGCCCTCGTCATATCCATAATGATTAGATATTGATGAAGATATTGACGGAGGGCAGAGGAAGGATGGATGCAAGGGATTACCTTTCGACCAGGAAGGAGAGTGCTTTCAAGAATGCTTCCACGCCGCTTAGTAATCTCCCTAAGGCCAGTTAAGGCATAGAGTGGCGTGTTGCCAAGGCAGACAAAGACATTAGCCTCGCTAGCCTCCAGTCGTTCCTTCAACTTCTCGACGTGGTTATTCCAGATTGGAGTCAGCAAAGGAACCTTCTTCGTAAGATCAGCGAAGAGATTAATCTGATTATTAGCTGGCCGTTCCTGGAATACATTGTCGATATAGACATCATGGCGCTGAATGCCAGCTCTGCGCAGAAGGTCATTGAAAAGTCGACCTGCAGTTCCCACGAAGGGTCTGCGGAGTTTCTCCTCCTCTGCCCCTGGCGCTTCCCCGATGAAGGCGATTTTAGCCTGAAGAGGCCCTTCACAATATGGCGCGTTCATAGTTTCCCTTTCTTTTGGTTTCCATCTCTGTTCATATTCTGAACAGAGGTGCTAATATTCTCCGTCGTATCCGTTCTCTTCCTTGAACATCTGGTATTTAGCATCCGTGTAAGCTAGGATAGCTAGAAGGATAAAGACTGGCAGGATCCAGAGCGGTGTGGTTAGAACGATGAGGGCTAACTTCATAGTATATTTAAAATTAGACATAAGAAGAGAAATCTCCAATCTTCCTGGCTTCGACCCTTTCAACGAATGCGTTCTTGCATTCTTGAGTCAGGTCGAAACCAAGCGGTTTCATCCCCATGTTGGCGGCCGCGAGAAGTGTATTGCCAGAGCCAGCGAAGGGAACTAGAACTCGACCAGCAGGCGGGGTGAAGCGAACCAGGACGTCTGAGATCATCTCAACTGGCCGCTCCGTCGGATGGACCTTCTTAAGGGAGGGAACTGGCGAGAAGGGATGGACATTCGGCTGACCTTGCTTGAAAAGAATGGCCTTTCCTTTCCGTCCGAAGAAGTAAGGTTCGTAGACACTTCCGAAGCGGACTTCAGGATTTCTCGTTTGACCAGTGAAGCTAGTCTTATACCAGATGTTCGGAAGCCCGTAGGTGTTGAAGCCCGCGTTGGTCATGAGACCTAAGATCGTCTGATACCAAGGATGGATAGCGAGCCAGCAAATAACCCAGCCGTCTTCCTGAAGAACTCGGTAAGCTTCGTCGAAGACCTTCGTCATGAAATCCACATACTCGCCAGCGTCAACTTCGTTATAGCGATTGAGCGCTGTTCGATCCGTGTCATTCTGCTTGACCTTCTTTAGATCTATAGCATAAGGCGGATCGACCTCCACAACGTGGAAGGTATGATCAGGGATCTGCTTGACTTTCTCGAAGAAATCTCCGACGACAAAGGAATCAATCAAGGCATTCTTCGCGGGCTCTCCGCCACCTTCTTCAATCTTTGCCTGATGCCGCTTCATCACTTCTTCGCGGACTCTATCAGCTTTCATCCTCTTAACTGCGCGCTTCGCCTCAGTCTTCGTGGCCATCTGGCCAAGGGTCGGATCATCCTTTATGGCTTTGTCCAGTTCTATATCTTCAGAAAGCGCGCCCACGCTGACGTTTAGGAGTTCAGCCGTCTTCCGGATGGAAGCTCCGCCACTCGGCCCTGCAGCTTCTCCGTGGAGTTCAATCTGAAGTGCGTGGATTTCAGCCTTCAGCGCACTATCTTCTGCGTAGCTAAGATCCTCTCGATCAATATTCTCCATCAGTTCTAGCTCTTTGATTTCAAGGATCGAGAGTTCTTCCTCAAAGATGTTAGCTGGAATCGTCTTCGCTTCGCCAAGGGCGTGAGCTAGATATCGACGGCCGCCAGCGAGGAGAAGGAAGGGCTTTGGATCAATACCGAGAGCTCGCTCCTTGCCCATCATCTCTTCATTTTTCTCCATGACTGCGACTGGGTGAAGGAGGCCTTTTTCTTGAATCTTTTCCCAGAGGAGATTTACGTCCTTATAATCTTTCCTCGCCCGATCTCCCAGGTCGATGCTGAAGATTGGGAGATTTTCCATCCGGCACTTTTTCATTTCCTTAAGCCTCCTCAAGCCAAGTTTGAATAGCTTCGTAGCATTTCATTGAGTCTCGCTCTGTCATCAACGATTGAATGAAAGAAATGAGTTCATCTTCATCGGTATCTTTTTCAATCTGTTTGGTTAGTTCCCAAAGGCTTATCCGATGGAAGATTTCTACTTCTTTGTCGATGAGTGCCATTTCCTTAAGCCTCCAATTGACTGATGATGGTTTTGAGATCTTCCAGACTGAGCTTCTCGAGTTGTTTCTTAGCCGAGCTTGTTCTTTTCTTCTCCGCTTGTCTCGCGCCATAGCTTCGACGCCGTCCTCTGATTTCCATGATGTGAGTCATGGCAACATCAGGAGACATTGCGGAGATGCTGGTTTTTGAATCCTTTAGGCTAGCCATCACTCACTCTCCTCCTCTGAACTGCTGGAGTAACCAGTTGATTTTACGACGCACTTCGTATGTGTCATACAGACCGTCAAGGTCTGCATCCAGCGGCGTATCCTCCGGCTGCAAGCGTCGTTCCAGCGTAGAGATACGTTTTTTCACATCTGTAACGTGCTTCGCTTTTACCGTTTCTGTGAGTTGCGCGATTGCCTCTTCTGCCAACTCCTTTACTGCGTCGATCTGCTGCTGGAGTCGCGTCAGGTGATCGGCGTGATCGCGTAGGCAATCTCTATGTGACCGCCACGATATAGACGTATCGACTATTTCCACCGGACGCATCGGTGCCGTGTCGGGCGCATCCGAATGACCGCTGACAGTAGTAGGAGCGACTTCCTCCAGTTGCATTTTGGCAACTGCTGCTATGTCTTTTGATGTATAGGTGAACGGCCAATTCTTAACTAAGTCGATCAACTTCGCGTTCTTCCTCTCGATCAGCTCATCTCGCCGCTTGCACTCGGGGCATTCTACGTGGACATAGGCAGTGGACGTTTCGGGCGTATCCTCATGATTGGTGCATCCATAGTGATGATTTAATGGATCAGCAGAGAAACAATGCGAACATTGGTAGGGTGAGGTATTGCAATCAATAGATTCGTCCGACTCAGGCACGTCGTCAAACCACTGACTATTCTCTACCTCAGTTCGCCAATCTGGAGGGGATACGGTAGAGTCGTCCGATGGGCGAGTAAAGGAGTCAATATAACAAGCCAACTCGCCATAAAGAACAGGCTCAATCTCTACCCCGTGTCCGCAAGCATTGTAGAGCTTACGTAATAGCGCGTCAGCCGTTCCGTAAATCATCTTCTTCCTCCAATAATTTAAAGACCCTCAACCTCCTCGTATACATGGCTATAAAGAAATCCGCACGGTCAGTCTCTTCCAACTCCTTCGCCAGGCCTTCGGCGAGAAAGCGAAAGACATATCGCTGCTGACCATAAGGGATAAAGCGCTTCAACTTATCGTAAGTTTCCTCACTGATATTGAAGGAAATCCTTCTCTCATTCACCTTCTCCTCCTAGAAAAAGTTAAAAAAGAGGAGGGAGATTTCTCCCCCTCCTCGATTTAAAACGGTTGAAAACGCTACCGCTTCTTGACGTAGCGGCGGACGAAGTTCTGCATTCCGTAATTCGGGTCTTCGCTCTCGCCGAGGATAGCGTAAGCCGTCAGGCCGATCAGATCGACGGGATCGACGCCCCTGGAAGTATCCACTCCGAAGCCTTCGTAGAAGTCCTTGATCCGGAGGAGCTGCTTGTTATACTTCTTCGGATCTTCCTCCTTCAAGGCCGCCGGCGGGATCGGAAGCCAGAGCTTTATATCATCGACGGTGATGTCCGAAGGGACGGTGAAGGTCAGGGCCAGGTTATTCCTGGTCGGATCGCTCTTGTTCGCCACGACCTCAGCCATCGAGATCTGGATTTCGACCTCCGTGTCGTTCGGGAGGGTCTTGAGATCCTGAGCATCGTCCATGTTGAGGTCGAGAAGAGAATTAGTCATTGCTTAGATTTCTCCAAGTTAGAATTAGACTTAGAATCGCGTGAGATTTTAGCTGCTTGAACTTCGTTGAACGGAGTATCATCCGTGTCTCCAGCAGGATGAGTTAAGTTCTGTCTCAGAGAACCAAGCCAGTTGAGTTGCTTGGTCGAGAGCTCCGAAGGCGTCTTTCCATGCGTGTCTCGAAGGAATCGCTCAGCTGTCCGCCAATAGGCGTCATCGTCAGTGTTGACTTTTAATGCTGCCGCGTCCGCGAGATGCTTGCAATGGATAGGTTGGCCCTTTCTCTTGGCTTGTTCCAAGCCGGGAAGCTCAATTAACATCTTAGTTACCGTCGTCTCTGTTCATTGTTTGAACAGAGTTGTCATTCTTCAAAGCTTCGTGCTTCTTAAAGAAAGGGACAGGACTCATCCTGGTAAAGCGGCCCTCCTCATCCTGAATCAGGACATCTCCAGGACACATCACGAAGTGATCTCGGCTGGTCTCGACCTTTCCGTGAGAGCCAGCGGGAAAGGTACAGATTGCGCAAGGCGCGTCGGAAGGATAATCCGTGGGTTCGAAGGGTTGAACGATTCCTTCCGGGCCATCTTCCAGCGTCCTCCACTGCCAGGCCTCCACGACTTCGCTTTTCCGAAGATACTTCATAACAAGGCCTCGCGGTTGAGATTATAAATCTTCTCAATACCGGGAAGGACGAGTTCAAAGACATTCTGAATAATGTTCGCGATGAAGTAAGAGCTACTTCCGGCGAAGAGAAGGCCGACGGCGTTCCCGGTCTCATCAATGACCAGACTTCCCGAGTCTCCACCGGCCACGATCAGCTCAGGATCTCCGAGGGCAGGATCTGGCCTCACCATGATTTGCTGAGTAAAGCGAACGGTTCCTAGCTTTCCGCCGTAAGAGACACCAGCGTTGAAGTTCGTCGCGATTACGGTTCCGCTGGTCACTCCCGTCGTTCTTCCGCTCTTCCAGACTCGATCTCCGATGTCAACTGTTCCGAGGCCGTGAGGCTGTGGTCGGCAGCCGCTAGGCTCCTTAATATCTCGGACGAGAGCGGCGAAGTTTTTATGATAGTGAGGCCAACCGAGAAGAGGAGCGCCGCCTGCTTCGCTGAAGTAACCACGGTTAGCGATGGTGTCGAGATGTCGATCCCAGAAGCTTCCTGGGGCGTTCCATCCTGGATTCGGTTTCTCCGCATTTCCGCCTGGCTTTTCGAGAGAAAGGACGGCCGCATCGACTTTGTTATAAAGCGTCGAAGGGTCGAGCGTTGAATGAGCTTCGACTACGCCGATGAAGGTGGGTTCTGGCTGCCCGGCTTTCTTCCAGCCTGGCTGAGAGACGTGATGATTCTTGATATCCTGGCCCTCGTCATCGCTGGCGTGAAGGACGTGCCAGTTAGTCAAGCCAAGATCCTGACCGTAAGCACGGAAGATCATTCCGAGCGTCCCGCACTGATTGTGGTAAGTCGGGCCGATTTCGTCTCCCATCAGATAAGGCCTACGCCATCCATCGAAGCGATCCTCGAAGCCTTCATGGAGAGGGAGGGCTTTCGCCCTTTCGAGAATCACGACATCAGTCTTCACTCCATCGACTGTTCGAGGGATAAGATCCTTCGCTGCGATCTGATCCTTCGGAACCTTCCCTTCGACGTAGATGGTCAGGCCCCGCTTGCCAGTCTTCCTCCCATTCTTCTCCTTCTCCGCCTCTCCGACGGCTACGACGTTGAGCTTAGCCATCAAAGCCTCGGCGTTCGCGGCTATCGCTGCTTCGATTTTCTTACTCATCAGTGTCTAACTCCTTCTCAGGAATATCAAAGCGGAGATAATGATTTACCTCATCGCCTTGAATAGGTCTAGGAACTTCGCCAAGTAAGCCCTCACGGATTGTAACACCGAGACCCATCATAGCAGGACGATATACTCCTTTAACTCGCCGTTCTGCAATACATCTATTTACATCCTCAACAGGGCCTGTATACTCGATGACACGGAGGATAGTTACAACTCTACTCATCTTCTTCCTCCTCAAAGAGCGAGGGCTTGTCACTATCATCCTTCCCAGCCTTTCTGAGAAGGGCCTTGATGTCTGGCTTCTCGAGGAGATCAAAGAGCTCTCCCCCCATTCTAGTCTCAGCCTTCCAAACTCCATCATTCTTCGTCTGAAGCATATGATCCTCCCGTTCCATCTTCGTAATATACTTCTCATCGAAGACAAGCGGGACCTTTCCAGCCAGGCGATTCGCGAGGAGGAGGCCCGTCTCCATCCTTCCGCTGACCTCATCCTTGTCGATACCAATATGGCCAGTTATGACAGTGTGACAGTTATATCCCATCATAACTCCGAGCCAATCGAGGGCCGTGATCTGAACCATTCCATAATCCTGAAGTTCCGGCTTCTTTCCTTTCCGGCTTCCCCTCGAATCTCCACCTATCATCAGGACCCTGAACATCATTGAGTCCGTCCAGCTGGTAATTGAGTCCAGGCAATAGGTTCCAATCGCGTCGAAGAAGCCCTCACGTTCACGCTCCGCCATCTCCTGCTCCCACTCCCGGAAGGCCCACGGTTCCTTCCAGGAATCCTTCTCCCACTTATTCTCGACGATCAGATCGCCAGATTCAATGAGAGGTTGGAGGGCGCGAGTCTTAGTCCCACCGGAATCGAAGGAGTCAATGAAGATCGGCTTCGGGCAGGTGGTGATAAGGGTGGTCTTCCCCGTCCCGTAATCACCATAGATCAGGAAGTTCTGGAACTGCGACGCGCTGTCCTTATACATCTCCCGGATTTTCTTAACCCGAGCTTGAACCTTCAGGAACTGCTCATTCCTCGCCATCGTTGCTTTCCTCCTTCTCTTTCTCTTCTAGCCAGCTGGTCTCACTGTCTGCCTCTTCCGTGAGTTCGTTCACGAGATCAACAACGTTAGGAGTGGCGTACTCCCCGTTCTGCCTCTCTCCATCGTACTTCTCTGCTTCGTGCGCTTCGAAAGCTGCGCGAGCGTTCTTTTGATGTATGTCTTCTGCCTTCTCTCTCTCAAGAATAATAGTTCCGTCAACGTTGAAGGAGGGGAGGCAAGCAACTACCTCCCAACCTTCACGCGACAGATCGTTGAGACAAGTCGAGATTGAAGACCTAGCTCCACCGTGGAAGGCGAGGCCGCGCTCAACATCAACTGTCGTGTATTCCTTCATCTTCCTTCTCCAGCAAGTGAGTCCAGCCGAGAAACTTCCGCTTGCAATCCTTGAATATGAAGGGACTGCGTAGCGACGATCTTGCTCAGCTGAAGATTGACGAAAGAGAGCGAGTCAATGACGACGCGAGCGCGATTGATGACATTTCCGCTCTGGCTCTCAAACGCTCTGATGATTGGAAGGCTAGCTTCCGTTGGCGGAAGATTGCTTTCGAGGACCAAGCTATCATTCCGCACGTCGAGAGTTAGGACAGCTTTCGGCTCTTCCTTCTCTTTTCCTTCAGGATAGAACTGAACAGCGATAGCGAGGATGGCGAGGATTAACGCCGTCCAAGATACTGGATTTCTCATACCTCTTTCTTTCCTCCTCTCTCTTGCTCCAACCTAAAATGAAGGAGCCTGGCCGCATCACGGATCAGTTTGGTGAGTTCCGTGGTGCTTGGGTTAGTGATCTTCACGATCATTCCACCTTTCGGAGAATCCGAAATGGAGACCGCTTCAGCTGAGACTACGAGGCTTCTTGAAGTACTCATAACTTTACTACCTCCTTGGCAGTTTCCTGCTTACTGCGAGGATCCCAGTGACGTTCACGGAAGCCTAGCGGCGGTGCATCTCGATGTTGGAGAGGGTTAGGCCAGAGAACGCAATAGTCGAGGAACGGGCAACCACTGTAGTTTGTGCAAGCTTCGGTGTTCTTTCGGAAGCAAGTCATAACTTCCTCTTCCTCAAGGCCATCTTCAAGAAGATCAGAGAAATCGTCCTCGAGATCGTCGAGATAGCTATTCGTCATCGTCAGCCATTCGTTCATAGCTGGAACGGTCCGCCGGATTGGGACTCGATGGAACTCGCTATCATTCTGATTCGCGTAAGGTTCTCCGTTCTTCTTCAGCTTCGGCGGATTCTTTGGGAAGAATCCATTGATCTTGATCCCGAAGACTTCTTTCGGATCGTAAAGGCAATAGAGGACATGAGTGTAGACACCGACTTGCATCTTTTGCCTCCAGCCATCCGCCCACTTCGCGTTGTAGTACCTTCCAGTCTTATGCTCGAGGGAGAAGATCTGGCCCTCGTCGCGGATGATCGCGTCAGTTTTGAAGTGAAGCTGGCGAGTCTCACTGACCATCACGCTTCCGGCGACTTCAGTGTGGAGGACCTCGAAGTCATCCTCTCGATACTGCTCGCAATACTGGAGGAGACCACGAAGAGCATTCTCGGGAGTCTTCGGCGCATAGATCATATCGCCTTCCGGAGGGAACTCTTCTCGGAAGCACTTCATGAAGGCATTCGTCGCGTTGGTGACTGCGTCCAGATTGTAACCTTCGAGGAGGAGGACTTCCATCGCCTCATGCCAGGCGGAACCGAAGACCAGATGAATGTTAGGCTCTTCTGGCTCCCATCCAAGGACGTAGCGATAGAAGTAATGTCTCGGACAGCTCATATATTCTTGAATCTTCGTGGCATCTTGAACGCCCCAGATCTCAAGTTCTTTCATCTCTTCTTTCTCCTTCTATCTTTCTTCTTTAAGATTCCAGCGAGGTAAAGGAAACTAACGAACGTCGTTCCCATGAAGATGAGGAAGGGAAGGACAGTTATGATGAAGATAAACTCAATCAAAGTCTCAGCGTCCTTTGAACATAACGGTCATTTCCGTCTTCCTCCGATCTCCAAAGGAGGAGGTTAAGGATTCCATGTTTCTCCGCGAACATCGAAGCTGCAATCATGCTAAGAACGACAGGCCCACTTTGAAGGAGAAAGTCATCAGGCTGGCTCTCTTCAATGAAAGGTTGGAAGTTCCGAGCCATCGAGGTTATTGAGTATTTGTTAACTGTCCCCTCAGTCATCACGACCAGCTCGCCGAACTTCTCAGCCTTGCTGAAGTCATGACCAGAGGAGTTGATGATGAAGACCTTCATTGTTTCCTCCGATAAGGATCTGGGATGAGTTCTTCAAGGCGGAAGTGCCCGACGGTATCGACAATGATCCAAGCTTCGGGAGCCAGAATCCCGGACATGAACTGCCGACAAGTCCCACAACTCATCTTCTGACTCTTAAGAGTTGCGCCAGGAACAGTAACTGCGAGGGCAAGGATTCTTGCTGCGGAGTCGCTCAGCAAGGCATTGACTATAGCGACCCGCTCGGCACAGAGAATCCCAGCTGAGGAGGCGCTCTCAATATTGAAGCCGATGAAGACATCCTCGTTGGAGGTAAGGACTGCAGCTCCGACGTTGATGCCAGTCAGCGGATTGACAGCGCGAGCAGCACCGTTCCTGGCGCTAAGAATGAGTGCTTCGGAAACCTTTGGATCTAGTTTATTCATCAAGCTAACTCTCCTTCTAATTCTTCTAGTTCTCTGAGGTGTAGATGATCCAGGCCCTTCTTTAATAACTCCCCGGCTCGGACTGAAAGGAGGGCCACGTCAGGATCTTGAAGGGAAACACAAGCAAAGCCAGAGTGCGTCGAAGATGTCGCTTTGACATAACCAGGTTTTTTCTCCTGATCCCAAAGCCCGACAATTTCTCGAAACTCCTCCTCCCAATAGATCCATCTTCCTTCAACCTCGTCTTGCTCGGTAATAGGTTTGGAGAGGCCGGCTTTCATTCTTCTTAGCCCTAAGCTTTCGGGTAATGCGTGATCTTCTGTCATTTTTAGTTCCTTCCACGGCCTTGAGATCTGAGAGCCATTGTGGTAGCTCAGCTCCAAAGATTGCGAGGAGGGCTTTTAGCATGAGAGTAGAAGATCCTTTTATGGTTAGAAGAAAGGCAGGCGGGAGACACTTCCCCGCCTGCCCTCAAGCGACCAGCGACACTGCCTGGTCAAGGAAAGAGCTACTCTGCGGCCTGCTGCGCTTCCAACTTCGCCAGGAGCTCTCGCAGCTCCGTTGCGTCGATCTTGCCAGAGGCGACACCGGCGAGGACGGCCTGAACCGGATTCTGCTTCGGGGCACCGGAGCGTCGGACGACTCCCGGCTTCCATTCCTCGGCCAGCTTCGCGGCTTCCGCGAGCGTTCCGCCCTTGTCGAGGGTCGTTCGGACGGCGGCCTGGATCTTGATCGTGGCTTGGGCTTTGAAGTTCGTCAGGACGATCTCTTCACCGAAGAGCTCGACAGCTTCCTTCAAAGAACTTCCGAAGTTCTTCTCGAACTCGATCTCATTCCCGCTCTTCTTGGACTTCACGGAGATGGTGTTATCCTGCGCCTTCTCAGCCTTCTCCTCGACGGGAGCGTCTGCGACTGGAGCTTTGGTAGCTTCGTTCGGCGTCTGCGGCGTTTCTTTCTTACTCATGATCTTACTTTCCTTTCTTCCGCTAGGAAGATTGGGTTTGAAGAGAGGAGGGAAGGCCCTGTTTTCTCCCAAGTCCTTGTTCCCCAACTGCCTCGGGAAATCATTCTTGAGATCAAATTTCCTTCCCTCCCCTTATTGCGCCTCGCGTTGAGGCCTGTTCCTATTATGAACATCTTTAGAATTCTTCAACTCTGTTCATTATTTGAACAGAGATGTGGGAATCAATCTAAACCATCGCCGTCTTATCCCCTTTCGGCCCTCGGCCTTTCTTTTTTCCTATAAGATGGCATCAGAGAATTAAAGGAGACAACCCCGTGGAGCTTTCTTAAGACATCGGACTCACCTCCCTTCAAGGCTCCCAACCAGGAGCGACCATTCATATTTAGAATGTATAACAAATATATGGAAAGTTTCCCCCGTTGTCAATGATTATTTTGGGAGTTTGGTTTTTTAGCTATCGTTGAGAACGGCCCCAAGATTTTCATCTATCTGTAATAAATCTTTCTTCAGGTCAATAAGGAAGCGCACTATTCGAGCAGCGCTAGCTGTATTTTCTCTTTCCTCCTCTTGAATTCGACTTTCGACAATTACTGTAATGGTGTGGAGATAGCTAACCACTTGTGAAAGCTCCTCGTGTACTTCTCGATTGATTCGGTAAGGTTCCAGCTCCTCCCCTTCCTCTCTTGCTTTCTTCGCGAGGAGTCGATCTACGAACTCTCCGATCTTGGCATCTTGCGCCGCGCTGCTTTCTTGAAGAGATCTACTGTTTCGATCTTGAACCTCAAGCTGAAGGGCGAGATCATAGCAGATATCATAGAGTTTTTGAATCCGCTCATTCTTTGTCTCTCCTCTGTGCATTCCGTCTATTCTAACTTGCGTTGCTGTCCTCATCTTCTTGCTCTCCTTCCTCTTCCTCGAATGCTTTGAGTTCCTCGAATAACTTGATCCCGGTGGCTACTTCCTCTACGTCCTTCTCCGCGAGAGAGATCGCATAGCTGGCGATGCTCCTCAGATCCTCATGCTGATCACAGATCTTTTGAATGTTCTTCAGCTTTCCGGCTAGCCTATCTAACCTGGCGCTGGGATTGAGGAGGAGGATCTTGATGATAGCTTCCTGCCAGCTCTTCTCAAACATCCCTTGCTCGCAGATGATCGTGAGGAGGCGGTCGAGGGTAGAGATGGCTTCGGGCGCGATCTCGGGAGCTTTGAACTTATCCAATGCCATTAGCTTTTCTCTCCAGACTCTTGAGGTAGTTAAGTTCGACTTTCTTCGAGTTGAGGCTTTGAGTCACGTTATGATACTGGATTCGCATCTCAATCTCGATCTTTGCGAGCTTCACGATCTCTTCTTCTAAAGCCTTGATGCTATCTGACCTAGAAGCCATAATACCCCCGCGCTAAGGAAATAACAGATGATGAGGAAGAAAATACCTTTGAGCACCTTCTCTATCTGGTCCATCTAATCTTCCTCCTGGAAAAGTGCAAGGACTTCGTCTAGCTTCCCTTCCTCGACCGGGGGAGCTTCCCTCTCCTCCTCTTCTCTCTGCGCTTGCTGGACAGCTTCAGCTGAAAGTGCTCGGAATAGCTTCCCTTTCTTATCTCCCTTCAGCTGGGCAATCGAGAAACCTTCCGAGGCCAGAAAGGTGAGGGCGGAATCCGTGTCTTGGAAGAACTCCGCCTTCTGCTCTTTCTGAACAGCTGTCAAGAGGAGCCTAACAACGCTGGAATAATTCCCCCGATGCTCCAAGCCTTCCGCTTTCATCCACCGGATAATATCCGCGAAAAGCCTGGCATCCAGATGAGTCTGGACATTCAAGGTATTAGCCATCGCTCGGCTCCCCTCCGCCCCCCACCCTTCCGCCCTCCACCCCGCCCCTCGCTATCTTATCACAAATCTTGCAGTTCAGATCGTTGTCCTCACTATCTTCCAGAAATAAAGTAGGAGAATAAAACCAGCGCATGCCGTTAGTAACTCTACCACAAGCTAGCAAGACTGACGATCCTGCCCATTCTTCTGTCTTCTTCAAGTGCCACTTCTTTCTTCTCATCTCTCTTCCTTCCTTTTCTCTAACTCTGTTCATTATATGAACAGAGACGTTAATTCCACTCCAAGAGATCCTTCTGAACGCTGCGAACTGGCTCTCGCTGATAATATCGAGAGCGCAGAACTTCCCGCCGTCTGACCTTAAGGACCCTCCTGCAATCTACGCAAAGAGACTTAAGCCCATACTTCGTCCGGACGACTGAGAGCGCTACGTTAGTCTTTCGACAGCCCCGACAATCTCCTATCATCTCTTCTCTCCTTCTAAGGATAAGAAAAGAGGGAGAGTCTTGAAGACTCTCCCTCAATTACTGAAGGCTACTTCTCCTCGATCTCGATCCCGAGGATCTTCATCTCTTCCACGGCCCAGGCCTTGAGCTCAACCTTATCCTCCATCGAGAGACTCTTGTACTCCCTCATGAAGTCGCCGTCGATTCCGAGATTGGTCTTGAGATATCCGATAATGGTCATGGCTATTCTCCTTCTATTCCTAGCGGCCCTTCGCCACCTGTCTGCCAAGTGAGTAAATCCCAGCCGATCTGAGCTACCCACTGGCCGATGTATTCCTGAGGACTGGAATATTCTCCTAACGGTCCCCAGTACAGATGCTCCACTCTTTCGCTCCCGTCCTCCCCCCTCCACACCCGCTCACAAACGAAGATGATCGCACCAGTCAGCACGAAAGAATCTGTGACTCGGGCCAGCGGAATCTCTCGATCCATGCTAGCGATGAGATCATTGACTTCGATCTCTTCAGGCGGGGTCTCTCCGACGCCTTGTCCGATAGAATGAATATGAATTACTTTAGCCATTCTTGAACCTCTTCAGGTCTTTGAGGAAATAGTTGAAATGCGCGAGGGCTTCTCCGACCTTATTCCTTCGTCTCCTCGCCGGCCCATCCTTGGACTCTTCCCCAAAGAAACCAGAGACAAGAGACGCGAAGTCGGCCTTATTAATCCTGATGATAATCTCCTCCCCACCCTCCCCGAAAGTTCCTCGACCCTTATCTACCCACCGAGGAACCAGTTTAATCTCGATCTTCCTCCTAGCGGCCATCGAAGTTCTCCTCTTTGTTTAGTTTCCTCTCTGAGATCTTCTCATCCCTTAGCATCTCCGCCCTCTCTGCCCTCATTACTGCCCTTTGGAAGAGATCCTGAGGCGTGGGAACCGGCGCATTCGAGACACTGACGGAGATTGAAGGATACCGATTATTTCCTAACATCTCTCCCGTCACGACCTCCATGAGTTCCTTGATCTCCCTTTTCGAGTTCGCGTCCTGGGGATCAAAGACACCCGAGACAGAACTCCCTGCTACCCTGACTGTGATCTTCTTCAGGGACGCGGTTCCTTGTCCCTTCTTTTCTTGAATATTCAAAGCCATGATCTATTCTCCTTCTATGAGAAATAGCGACATTCTCGAACCGTGGAAGGACTACCGAACCTTCCTGTCGCATTTAAGGTCGGGATGTGGAGTCCCGACCTCCGGCCTGCGATTTGGTCTAGCTATTCTGCGATTCTTTCTTCGCTAAAATCGCATCGGTGATCTCGTGAAGTGGTGCAAGAATGCTATGCGCCATCCCCCTTCGATACTCGGCACTCTCTCCGGAATAAATGTAATAGAGAGAATCAATGAGATCACCCCGCATCCTCGATGCGAAATATTCGAGAACTTCCATCATTTCCTCAGGATCTCGTGAGGTTCGGGGCTGATCCTTCGATGTGTTTCTCTTCGCATCCTCGCGGTTCCATCTCGCGATCTTCTTTTCTTGCGCCTTCTTGAAATTCTCTTTGGCCTTTTCCATGCTGGCCTTTTCCGCTAACTTCTGTTCCATGCGAATCCTCAAGTCCTCGATTACTTCAGGACTAGCATCCATGATTGTGTCTAGGAGTTCCGGCGCGATGGTTTCGATCTCTTGAGTTGTCATTGGATCTCTTTCCCTTCCGCTATTGCGGTTTCGACCTTCGTGATTATTTCTTCGATCTTTTCGATAAATCCCTCGCGATATTCTCCTTTCTCGGCATACCCTCGTGCGTATGCCATTGCCTCGTAAATACCATAGAATGTGAGATCCCGAAAGAACTGAAGAACCACACCCTGCGAAAGTGCATCCTGTTCAATGGTCATCTCTAGCCAGCGGAGATTAGAGAAGTTCTTCTTTCGATCTAATGCGCGAATATCCCCGAGATGAATTCTTTTCCTCGGGACTTTCTTTTCTCGAATCTGGATCCTCGTAATAGCCATAATTTCTATTTCTTCCTAACGAGAGGAAACGTTAATACCTTGCTTCTCGAGTGTGTTGAACATATCTCTCAACTGATGCCTGAGATTTTCTCCCAGCGCTATTGACATTTCCATTTCTTCTGCGTCCTGTAAATTCTGGAGTTCGAGACGTAAACTGTTCGCTACACGATTTAACTTTTCTTCTAAAAGGCATTTCGCCTCATGTTCCATTCTTTTGATTAAATCTTCCGAAGTCATGATATTCTCCTAAGAGAGGTTGGGGATGGCAGCGCCATGCCACCATCCCCAAGAGTTGCTAGATCGAATCCATCAGTTCTTCTTTAACAGTGCAAATCTGTGTTCCGAGATCTGCCAACATCCGGCGGTCAGATTCTGGAAGGTCTAGCGTGCCTAGCGCAATACTTATATCATGTTCCTGTTTCGCTAATCCCCCCAAGAATAACAACATTTGTTCCCGAGAACTGAGGTTGCAAAGAGTTCGTTCCATGATCTATTCTCCTTATTCCATCACGGCTTGTGAAAAATCGCCTTTGACTATCAAAGACGTGGGGTCATGCGGTCGGTACTTTGATTCAAAGAGGTTGAACCATCGAACCTCAAACCCTTCATCCTGGAGAAGAACCGGCGCATCATCATTGTACTTTTCTAGGATTTCCTTCAATTCTCGAACAGTCATTCTTTTGGTCCTTGTGAAAAATCCGAGGTTAGAAAACGCCAGCGATGGGATTTTCCCACCATACCCAAATATACGGAATTTTTTTCCCGTTGTCAATGGAAATTTTGCCAGCTCGGTCGATTGAGGGAAATGGGTCTATATCCTATAGTCTATTATCCTATACCCACCCCCACCCCAAACCATATTCCAGAACCCTCTAAGGTACCGAGCGAAGAAGGTGGAGGAAGGTGTTTTAAGGTCTTATTCTAAGTTTTTTTTTTTAATAAACCCCCCCTTGTGACAGGGCTGTCCCACCCTTCAGACCATTTGAACAATGGGGTGGGGGGTGGGGGATAGGATAATAGGACATAGTTCATAGTCTATGAATATCCCCATCATTTCCCTCATTCTTACCGCCATTTTTAGGCTAAAATGGGGGAAATTGACGTCTTCGTTCATTTAATGAACAGAGGTGGGGTTCTTCGAACCTCTTTAGGAAGAAAGCGGGAGCTTAGAAGGAGAAGAGGGAGGAGTTGGAGAGCTAGAGCTTAGAAGCTGGAGCTCAGAAAATGATGGCTTCCGAACTAAGCATAAAAAAATCCCCTAGACCATTTCTGATCTAGGGGTTCATATACTGGGGGCTAGGTTTTCTTCACTAGGTTGTTTTTCAAATCTAATTCAACGTTTTCTCCGCAGCGTCCAATGCTGCCCTCATTTGGGCGATTTCATCCGCATCGGGGTTATGCGACACGACTTTCTTCGCCCGATCCTCTTTGGACATATTTTCCCATTTTTCTTCTTTCTTCCGCCCGCGAGACATTAAATCTAGGACCTCGAAATGTTGCGGAATTTTCTCATCATTGATTCTTTTGATTTCCGCATCCGACATTTTGCGAGTATACTTATTCTGGTAACACCTCCGGATGTAATCTTTAAATCCGCGGATAATCATTTCTTCATTGGTTCCCGAGACATCAATATGAATCTCGACATTCGCATTCATACCATTGCTACCATTGGAATCTATGTAATTCTCTAGATTCACAATGGTCCTAGTTCCGAGAATCCTATTGAATATTTCCATTTCTTCCGCGTGTTTGATTTCTTCGGCGGACAATTCTTTCTTTGCCATGATAAACCCCTAGGTTGGTTGATTAAAAGTGTTTCACGTGAAACATCTAGGAAACAATCCAACCTAGTGAATCAACCTAGCCCCGTATTCGATTGTCAATGATCATCCTCGACATCCCCATTTTCAACCTGTTTAAATATAAACAATCCGCAACCAATTGTCAAGAAAAAAGTGCTAGTTCCGTGAAAATACTTTTGTTCAAAGAATAAGCGGATAGAATTATCCGTTGACGTTTGTTAGGGTTAGCTACCCCCCGCTAGGGGGATTGCCCCGCGCGGATTACTACGATAGTCGAGTTGTTGTTGTGGGAGGGCTTTTGATAGGATATTCTTAGATCCTCTTTTCTTCAAGAGATCTCTTTTTCTTCAAGAATATCCCTTGACAAGCTTCTCTCCATAGCATATATTTATAGTACGAGATTAGGTTTGGCGCGTTAAGACTGGAGTGCGAAGATGGAAGACGGAAAGAAGAGAGTTCTGGTCTCCTTTGATAGCGTGGTGGTGGCGGGGATGGGAAGGGAGGATGAGAGGGATAAGGAGAGTTTCAGGACCGGAAAAGCGAGGCCGGCGCCGGGAATTTTTGGGCGGCTTCATGCTTTCTTGGATCTTGGCTTCGAGATCATTGTGGGGAGTTGGAGGTTTCAGGATATGAAGACGAAAGTCTCCGCGGAAGCGTGGCTGCAGGATTGGGAGATGAGCTGGCGAAGAGCCATGCTGGCTGGGAAGAAGGATGTTCCAGAGAAGCTACTCTTCGCGAGGAAGCTGAAGCTTGAAGCGATGCCGGGGCCGTTCTCTGCAATCCTGGACTCGAAGGCGATCTGAGAGGAAGAACGATGGGCAGGAGAAGGAAAGGCGTTCGCAGGCAGTATGAGGTGACATCTCTCTGGGGTCGGCATCATGAGATGATTCGCCTAATCGTGCTTGGGTTTGGGAATAAGGAGATCGGGACGATCCTTGGAGTCACGCCGCAGAATGTCTCGGATCTCCGAAACTCTGAAGTTGCGAAGGCGAAGATTGAGATGTTGACGGTTGCCAGGGATTCCGACACCGTTGATGTTTCGAGAGTCCTGGTTTCAGATGCGGAGAAGAGTCTGGAGCTTCTTCAGAAAGTTAGGGACGGGGAACTAACGGACGACATTAGGCTAAGGGTCAGCACGGCCCAGGATCTCCTCTCTCGCGGTGGACATCCGAGGGTTCAGAAAGTCCAGGGAAGTGTGGCTCATGCTCTTGTAACACCAGAAACGCTGGATCGAATAAAGGCCCGCAGAACGGCTGTCGAGGCAGAGATTATAGAGGAAGAGGAAACGGGTGGGGTGGCTGGGCAGGAGGGGGAGACATTAACGGAGGATGGAAATGAAATACTTTAGGATTTTAACTGCGGCTTTTATTCTCGCTGGGATCGTGTTGTGGCCAGGGGGGATTGAGGGGCAGACGGGGACGCTGCAGACTAGCGTTAAGCTGACTCAGCTGACGCAGCCGGATCGAGCGACGACGGTCTTTTCGGTGGCGACTAGTGCGGGCGCGGACACCGCTTACCACATGACGCCGGCCACATATACAGGGATCCTTCTGGTAACGCATGGCGATTCCGTGGACGTTAAGGCCCGCTTCTATGCTGGGTATAGAGACGCTGGCATCCTCCACGTGGATCTCGAGGATTCTGTAACGGTCAGCTCCGCCACCACAACTCTCTACCAGCTAAACATCCCAGTCGCGCGAACACTCTGGATTACGTTCTCTGGCGGAAGCTCGAACGGCGCGGCCACGACTATTGATAGCACTTACCTTCTGACGCAGTGGTAGGAGGAGTTAAAATGAAAAGGCTTTTTGTTCTACTTTCAATTCTCGCTTTCGCCGTTCCTGCCTTCTCCTGGACTTCGAACGGTGTTGTAACAAGGCCGGAGCTAGCTGACACCGCTGCGGCTATTCGCGCAGATATTCCTGGCGGTGCGGCCAGCGAGATCAGTGATTCTCTCGCGGTGTTGCGCGCTCATGGCATCTTCGACACCGTTACGACGACTGAGTTTACGGCGCTCGCGGAAGCTGTCTTCTCCGCTGGGATGAGCGTTGATGGAACGATTACGCAGACGGGCGCGCAGAACGTTACTGGAACAGTTAGCGCAACCGCCTTCGTTGGAGATGGGAGTGGGCTGACTGGTGTTGGCGCCGCTGCTGCTGCTGCCTTATCAATAACGGCAAAGGCAGGGGAGAATATAGACATTGGGGAAGCTGTCTATATTAGCGGTGCGACAGGTGGTTTTCCTCAAGTCATGCTCGCGGACAATACTGATGAGGATAAGGCCCACTATTGGGGGCTGGCCGCAGAGACTAAAACGACGGGCCAAAGTATCTCCATTCGGGTGGCTGGTTCTCTGGGAGGTCTCAACACTTCCGCGTTTTCAGAAGGGGATGCTGTATATCTTAGTACAGCGGGCGCAGTTACAAATGTGCAGCCTACCTCAGGTGCCATTATTCATATCGGTCATGTCTCTGTTGACAATCCAGCAATAGGTGAGATCGTATACGTTGATACCCACGAGCCTATTCTATCCTCAACTGTAGATGAAAGTGCGCTTATTAGATTAGGCGACGCAGCAGGAGGAACAACTGTTGATTTTAAGGACTATAATAATGTCACTGTGGGCTGGATAGATTCAGATGGGCTTGCCGCTTTTTCGACTGGGTTGAGTATTACGAATATAAGGTCTGGGACAGGAGCCATCTCTTTTAATAATGATAATCTCGTCACCACCGGCACCCTCGGCGCGGGGGCAACGACGGTGACCGCCTTCGATGTGCGCAATGATCAGGATGGGGCAACACAAGGATTTGTCACCAACGATACGGCGGGTGCTGCTGCAAGGGCGCAATTTTGGGCGCGGTCCAATAGCAATAGCATCCAAATGTCGGCGTACTCCAGTTCGTTTACCACATCCAACCAATATGTCGCAGACAGCGGATTGATCGAGGCGCAGGGGTCTTCTCAGTTAGGCATTTCTGCGTCAACGGATGTGCCGATTGTTTTCTATACCAATGCAACGGAGCGTGGGCGCATTACCAGCACTGGACTAAATGGAATGGTAATCGGCGCGACGACTCCCTTAGCGGCGACCGTTACGACGCTGACGGCATCTTCGCAAGTCAACGCACAGAGCGGCAATACGGGTGCGACGCCAGCCTTAAAGATTGGTGCAGATGTCGGTGCAACAACTATTACCGATGGGGTACGTAAATATGGCGTGTTTAGTATGCCTCACTTTGATAGTGATACAGAACAAGACTTTGGGTTGCTCCTAGTAGATTCAGACGGAACAAATAGTGTTATCAGTATAGGAGGCGGGCCTTCAACGGTAAACTCAGCAACGATTGTCAACATCGTAGCGGCGGCTGACGATGCAACAGTAAGTGGCAGTGCAGTCGCTACATTTACATCAACGGGCATGAATAGTACGGTAATCGGCGCGACGACTCCCGCAGAGGCGACGGTTACGACGCTGACGGCAAATGGTAACACTGGGCTTGGCACTGCTTCTGCGGGATCGCGTCTGGAAGTACACGGCACTGCCAATGATAGCTATATCCAGAAATGGTTTAACGCCGATGGGACGCACGTTGGAGGTTTTTACGAAGGGGCGAATACCGCTGAACATGGCATTATATACGTCAACGATAATACGGGCACGCTCAAAGTTGCCATTAATGGCGGCACTGGTAACTCGTATCTGAATGGTGGCGGCAACTTCGGCATCGGCACGGCTGCGCCCGCAAATCTACTTGAGTTAAACGGCACTATTGCACCTATCGGGGACGCACGGTGCTTGACGTATATGTTTGACGATACGGCGATGGCAGCAGGGAACGGCGCTGGTATAGGATTAGGCGGCATATACAAATCTGGTGATAATTTTCAGACATCGTATGCGGCGATCTGGAGTGAGAAGTCGAATGGGACTGACAATAATTACGATGGAGAGTTACATCTTGGCACAAGAGCAAATGGTGGGACTATTGATAGTGACCTTGTGATCGACGCCTCGGGCAATCTCATTCTCGGTCACACGGCAGCAACAGCAGCGTCCGGTCTAACCTTTCAAAACCAAACACATCTATCGGCAGCTAATGGCGGTATTATGATTGCCGAGTGGTCTAATGGTGCCGATGCCTATTCCCCACGATTAGAGTTTATGCGATCCCGTGGTACTGCTGGGGTTTTCACGGCAGTAGCAGATAATGATATTATTGGGCATATCAAGTTTGCGGCAGCAGACGGGACGGATGCAACGTCTGAGGTAGCGGCGATCACCGTTGAGATAGACGGGACAGCCGGGGCGAATGATGTGCCTGGGCGTATGATCTTCAGCACGACGGCAGACGGAGCGGCGACACCTACGGAGCGTATGCGCCTCGACTCCAGCGGCAATCTCGGGTTGGGCGTGACGCCGCAAGCAACGTGGCACGGAGATGTATCTGCGTATCAGATCGGC